TATAATGACGCATTAAGTCTTTATATAACAGCATATGAGAAATATCTTACTTATAAGTCTATTTACAATATAGACAATATAGACAATATAGACAATACTCGTCAAATAGTATAGTATAATACCATTAGGTAAGACCATTAGGTAAGACCATTCGGTAAGACCATTAGTTAAGAACATTTTTAAAGCTATAAAATAGTTTCATAATAGTATAATATAATAGAGCCATAAAAATATTAAATAGCTCTAAATAATAATCCAAAGATGCTGTTATAACATCCCCGCTATAATCTCGTTGTTCTATAATATTTGTAGCATATACAAGATATACGGAAAATAATAATAATGTAAAACCAAGTAACGTCTTTTTAAGAATAGAAGATAAATATATAAAATATTGAACTATGCTACCAATTAATAAAACTAACAAGGCAAAAAATAGACCAAGACTAATTTTATAAGGCAATACAATAGTGCTTGATATAAGTGTAAGACCAAACGCAAACATTGAAACAAATATACTAATAGATCCTATAAATGCTGTTCTAATAGTCTCTTCATCAACAAATGGTTTTATGTCTTCTAAAATTATTCCCATTGTTATTGAAAGAAGCGAAAACATTATAAATTTTAACCAAACAGGCATAGGAACAATATCTAAAATAATAAATAATGCAAAACTTAATATGTGCGCTCCAATAATTATATATCGCCGCAATTGGTCATCTTTGATAAATTCAATATGTTGAAAATTTATATGAACGTAATAAGTAATGGCTACTTGAAGTAACAAATTTATTAAAATTAACGTAAAGAAGAATTTTTTAGCATACATAAGCTTAAACAATTGCGAAAAATCGGTTTTAACAACTTTTTTATTAATACTTGTATTATGAAAATTCATAATGTATTTAACTATAATATAGTATATTATAATTTATACTAAATTCTTATATATTATTATCTTAGTAATGCCCTACCTTGTTTCTTCATTATTTAAAAACACAAGGAAAAAAAGTAAAAGTAAAAGTAAAAGTAAAAGTAAAAGTAAAAGTAAAAGTAAAAGTAATTCTTTTACACGAAAACGAAACCTTATTGCTACACAATTTGTAACTAATATAAGAAAAACTATTAAAAGAAGACAGCTATTAGACAGCTTACATAAAAAAATTAGTGCGCGAAAAATACAAAAATCATTTAAAACCACATTAGCTAAATCATTAGGTGCTGATGTTTGTTCTATATGTTTAGCTAAAATGTTGTTTCCAAGACTTATAAGCACTTTGCCTTGTGGTCATAAATTTCACGCAAAATGTATTAAACCAGTTATTGATAATGATTATAACGCACGATGTCCATTATGTAGAGCTCCAATACCAGTAATAAGACCAGTAACAAATCAAACAACAAATCAAACTATAAATCGAAATAATATTGGATCTAGGCATACTATTTATCGAACATCTCGTAATCAGCACACATCTAGACAATCGCGTCATACAAATATAGCAAGTTTACACATTGAATGGTCAAGGTTGTCTAGAGCAGTAACCAATGCTCGAACTAAATGGCAGAACCAAAGGATTAAGGCACATGATGCTCGAGAAAGAGCAAACCACGCTAATTTTTTCAATCGTTCAAGATTAATAAAAATAGCTGAACGCGAAGAATTATTAGCGCGAACTTATTTAGCAGAGAGAGATAGACGTATAAGAGAACGGCTTAGATTTGAAAGACGACATGAGGAAATATTAACTCAAATTATTACTAATACAAGAATTCCAACTACTCAGCCAAATTTACATAATGTAGAAGCTGGTTAAAGCCTTTGAAAAACCATTTAAAGACAGTTCTACAAATTTATAGTATACTAAAAACGTTATTTATTTAGGACCAAAATATAAGTTATAAATTATAAATCATAAGTTATAAATCATAAAAAAATCATAAAAAAAATTATAAAAATATAAGAGTTATTATTTAATATTATAAATAATATATAATATTAAATATGTTAAGACAATTTGTTGTCAAGAATATAATGTTAGTATCATTGGTAATATTTTTAGTATTATTTGCAATACTATTAGCAACTAAACCTACACTAATGTTTGATAAAAACGGAAAGCCGCGAGAGTTTGGAATAGGTTATAAAAATAAAACAATATTACCACTATGGTTGATGGTCATTATTTTAGCAATAATGACCTATTTTTGTATATTATGTTATGTAAATTATAATAAATATATAGCATGAACTCAAGGATAAATGGCCTTATTGATTTTTTTCTATATAGTCAGCACTTTTGGCTTCAGCATTGTCTAAATCCTTTTGAATTTCCTCTAATGATTTTTCACAAGACATATTTATGATATAATTATCACTAATAGAACTGACTAATACGCCTGCTAAAATATACCATGTGATTTTCCCAATTGTATTTTTAATAACTAAGAGCCGGTATAAGTCTTGAATATAGGGATTATTTTCATTTGTAGATTTTTCTGCTCCTGTTCCTGCAGTTGTTCTTGCACTTGCTATTGTTTCTGTTTCTGATCCTATTCTTGCACTTGTTCCTGTATCCAAACCCCCTACATATGATCTTGCTGATGATCCTGGTGATGATCCTGATGTAGATCGCTCTTCAGATTCTTTTAAAACTATAATATTTGAATCTATTAATTTTTGAATAAAACTATTAAAATCCGTTACATCAATATCAATTTGATTAATAAAATTCGATTTATTATGACTAATATTGGCAAGTGCTTTTGTTAAATCAACATCGCTTCTATCATTAGTAGTATTAAGTATTTTTGTTAATGTAGTTTCAACACCTAAAATACTAATTACTAAATATCCAACAGTATTAGAAAATGGTGTTATCCATCCTGGAAATACTTTTAAAATTACAAATAAACTAAAAAATATAATAGTCCAAGGTAATAATGTAGCCATTAAAATACTATTCCATCGTATACTTTGACTATTACACAGCGCTTTAGATACTGATGTGTTTATAAAATATGAACCTATTATTACTATAATTACATATATAATAGTTAAAAGACTACCATCTTTTGCTTTTTCAATAGCTGGAATTGTCTTAGCATTTTGTATACTAATTAATGTAAAAATCGTGAATCCAAGAGTTATAAAAAAAAAAAATATTAAAGAGCTGCCAGTAACATTAACTTCACTGTTAGCCATAGTATTATATTATAATATAATTTAAAATTTATTATAACATATTTATTATAACATATTTATTATAACATATTTATTATAACATATTTAATTATAAAAAGTAGTTAAGTATATTAATATAATGAATTTTAATATACTTGATTATACCAATTTACAATTTAATTCAAAAAAAAATAGTGCTAATTCTATAAATAATGTAGATAATCCAAAATTAGTAGATGATGGAGTTAAATTTTTTTTTAAGGAGGTATTAAAAGGTTGTAATAAATATAAGCAAAACAATTATAACACTTTTTATAATATAATGATGTTTATCGTTTTTTGTTTGGTTCTAAGTATATTATTATATACTCGTTATAAGGGGTCAAACAATTACAAATCTTACTATGAAAAAACATTGAAAGATAAAGAATACATTATGTCTAAACTAGTGTATTACAATCGTCAAAACATTGATAATCAACAAAAAATTAGAAACAACATGATAACCAACTTACCAAATTATAATGATCACCCTGAAGCCAATTTATTACATAAAACAGTATATTTTTCTTGAAACATTTAATAAAATAAAATCTAATAAAATAAAATCTAATCTAATAAAATCTAATAAAATAAAATCTAATAAAATAAAATAACTTATAAATTATAAGTTAATATATTAAAATATGAGTGCTGATTTATTTCAATCATATTATAATGAATTAGAACAATATTATAAATTAAAAACTAAATATGAGGATATTAAGCAAAAAAAAATTAATGAGTTAATTGTCAATAAGAGTTTAGATTTTAATCAAAAAAAACAAACATTGGCTAAATTTAAACCAAAATGTGTTAATTGTAAAGCAGAAGGAGGGACTATTTTTACAGAAACACCTGAGTTATTACGTGCCACTTGTGGAAATAGTGCAAATCCTTGCAATTTAGATTTGACTATAAAGAGAAAAAAGTTTGCTCATATAAATAATCAATTAATACAGTCTTCTGAAGAAGTAGTAAAATATAAAAAACAAATTATATCCACCAAGCTGGATTTTTTATTTAATTATATTGAAGAAGAAAAAGCGGTCGAGTTATTTGAAACATTAAAACTACAGTTAAATAGTAGTCAAGAAAGTTATAATAATTTAGTGAATTTATATAATTCAATAACAAATAATGAAGAATTAAAAACAATGGTTTTTGAAAAAACCAATGAATTTGAAACCAATAAAAAACAATATAGCGAAGCTCTTGAATTATATAAATCATCGGGTGAAATAGTATATTTAATAAGCGCTATTGAAATACATAAAACAAAATTGGCAGTTATTGGAAAAGAGTTAATGAATTTAAAATATAAATCATGCTATGTTGAAAAAAATGAAGAAGACAAATATATATTATTTCAAAATAATTATAATCTTGAAGATTTAATAGTTGAAATAAATGACAATTTATAAACTAATTATAAACTATTTATATTATATATAAACTATATAATATAATATTATATAAATGGTAACATTTAATATATTTAACAGCACATCAAAATATATAAATATTAGTGTGTTTTTAATAACATTTTTACTTGGTTTACTATATATTTACTATATTGACTATTATAGACGAGTAATAGTATATCCATCCCGCTATAATATAGATAAAATAGAATATAAAGACGAAGCGGAAAATTGCTTTGAATACAAAGTAAAAGAAGTAACCTGTCCAAGTGATAAAAGCAAGATTGAAAATTTACCGCTAAATTAAATTGTTATATACCATTATGTATTAAATTTTATTTTCTTGATTTATTTAATTTTTTAATTTTTTTAATTTTTTTAATTTTCTTGATTTTCTTAATTTTCTTAATTTTCTTAATTTTCTTGATTTTCTTTTTCGATAATCATTATGCATAATAGGTGATATGTGTAAATTATGCAGTCCACCTACTATATGAGGTGTTTGTAGTAATGGTGCTTGTAGTAATGGTCCTGATTGTGGTGGTTGTTTAGGTTTGGATGAACGAAATAATGATAACCAACTTGAAGATTGCACTGGATTACTAAGTAGTGTAGGTAGTTCTTCTATAATTGTACACTTAGTATCCATAAATTTAACTAATAATGACAACAAATTTTTTTTAACAAAATGAGTGTTTGCATCACTAAGCCAATCATTATTTTGTAATGCAGAAAGATATTCGTCTGATTGTAACCAAGATTGACAACGATGAATGCTTTTAAAGGCAGTATCTGAGTTTTTCGATAGTTCTTCTATTTGTTTTTTTAATTCTTGTGATTTTAACCTCATATGATATCGAATTTTACTGATTGCTTTTTATAGTTAGCATCACTCGATTTTTCTAATGTTTTTAGACTATTCAATATAGACCAAGTTTCATTTTCGTATATTTCTGTTGTTACACCTTCTCGAACAACTGTCAACTGTAACTGTATACGTGCTTTTTTTAAAGCTTCTATAAATTGTTTATTTGTATAGTCAATCGTACCGTCACTTTTTACAGCCAACTTTTTACTGGCTATGATTTTTGCTTTTTTCTCATCGCTACTTGAAACTCTTGGTTGTTCTGTTGCTATTATATTGTAAAATACTTTACCAACTGCCTCTTTTTCTATTGATTTATTCATAAATGACTTTATCATATTATAAATGTTGGTTTTTTCAGGTGACATATTTGTTAATAATTGTTTTAATGTATCAGAATCTAAAGCTATACCCGCCCTTGATATATTAATTAATAAATCATCTAATAAATAATAGCACCCTAATACTTCTTCCATTTTCACATAAAGTTCAACAACAGGGCTTTCATAACTTGTTAACTCATCATATTTGGCCTCATACTCCTTATACTTTATCTTTGCTTCATATTTTTCAGACATAGGATTGTATTGTTTGTCTATATAATTTTGATATTCACTTTTAATTTCTTCTCTTAATGTATTGTAAACCTGTTTTTTTTGCCTTATATATGATATAAGTAAATTTTTTATACTTTCAGCCAAATTTGTATCATCCAAATTTGTATCATCCAAATTTGTATCATCCAAATTTTTATCATCCAAATTTGTATGAGGCAACTCTGGATCGGGCAACTCTGGATCAGGCAACTCTGGATCAGCCATTATATAATATAACAATAATAAAATTATTATTCAACAATTGTCTTTTTATATTATAATATAGTATATATACTATATTATGATTAATAATGTTGTAAAAAATATATTACATACTAATATTGGAAAAATCATATTATCAGTATTATTGGGGCTTGGTTTAGCGACGCTATTCAGAAACGTATGCAATTCAAAAGACTGTTATAAGTTTATAGGACCACAACATAATGCGCTTCGTGACAAAATTTTTGCGAGTGATTCAGAAAAAACAAAATGCTATGCTTTAGTAGAAGAAAATATACCTTGTGGTTCAAAAAGTAAAACTTTAGAGTTTTCTACAAATTTTTCTTAAACTTATATCTAAACAAATAAAAACAAATAAAAACAAATAAAAACAAAATATATTTATGAAAATAATTTAAAAGCAAAACGAGTTATAAAAATATTACACTATGACAGCTCAGTCTGATGTGGAAACATTTGCATTTCAAGCCGAAATTAATCAACTAATGTCATTAATTATTAATACATTTTATTCAAATAAGGAGATTTTTCTACGTGAATTAATTTCTAATGCATCTGATGCTCTTGATAAAGTTAGGCACTTGTCACTAACAAATAAAGAAGCACTAAGTTCTAATACAGAAATGTATATTAATATTATTCCAGATAAAGCAAATAAAACACTAACAATTGTAGATTCGGGTATTGGTATGACAAAAGCAGATATGATTACAAATTTAGGAACAATTGCGCAGTCAGGAACAAAAGGGTTTATGGAGGCAATGAAATCAAGTGGTGATGTTAATCTAATTGGGCAATTTGGAGTAGGGTTTTATTCAACATATTTAACGAGTGAGCGTGTAGTTGTTACATCAAAACATAATGATGATGACCAATATGTCTGGGAGTCTAATGCGGGTGGTTCTTTTACAGTGAAAAAAGATAATAGCACTGAACAATTAGGTCGCGGAACAAAAATTGTGTGTTATTTAAAAGAAGACCAGCTCGAATATTTAGAAGAAAATCGTATTAAAGAGTTAGTTAAAAAACATTCTGAATTTATTAATTACCCAATTAGCCTTAGTGTTGAAAAAACAGTAACAAAAGAAGTAGAAGAAGAAGTTGAAGAAGTTGAAGAAAAAGAAGAAGTTGAACAAAAAGAAGTTGAAGAAAAAGAAGAAGTTGAAGAAAAAGAAGTTAAAGAAAAAGACGAACCTACAATTGAAGATTTAAATGAAGAAAATGAAGTAGAAGAAGAAAATGAGGTAAAAGAAAAAACTAAGAAAACTATTACAGAGGTTCATAGAGAATTAGAGGTGCTAAATAAGCAGAAACCAATTTGGACTAACAAACCTGAAAGTGTTACAAAAGAAGAATATGTTGCTTTTTATAAAGCATTAGCCAATGATTGGGAAGAATATTTGGCAGTAAAACATTTTTCTGTCGAGGGTCAGTTGGAGTTTAAATGTCTACTATTTGTTCCAAAACGTGCTCCATATGATGCTCTTGATTCAAAGGCAAAGAAACATGGTGCAATTAAATTATATGTGCGTCGTGTGTTTATTAGTGATAACTGCGAAGACCTAATGCCTGAATGGTTGGGCTTCATTAAAGGTGTTGTCGATTCTGAAGATTTACCTCTAAATATTTCACGCGAAATGTTACAACAAAACAAAATTCTAAAAGTAATTAAGAAAAACATTGTCAAAAAGTGTTTAGAATTATTTGCTGAAATTAAGCAAACTCCAGAAGACTATGTTAAGTTTTATGAGCAATTTGGTAAAAATATTAAACTGGGTATTCATGAAGATAGTTCAAATCGTGACAAGCTTTCTGAACTATTAATGTTTCATAGTTCAAAATCTCCTTCTGCTATGATATCATTTAAAGACTATGTTAAAGGTATGGATGCAACACAAAAGGTTATTTATTATATTACTGGCGAAACGCAAAAATCTGTTGAAAATTCGCCTTTTATTGAAAAATGTAAAAAGCACAATTATGATGTGTTGTTTATGACAGAACCAATTGATGAATATTGTATTCAGCAACTAAAAGAATATGATGGAAAACAACTTGTATGCGTAACAAAAGAAGGTCTAAAATTTGAGGAAAGCGCTGAAGACAAAACATTGTGGGAAAAGTGTGTAGAAGACTTTAAACCATTAACAAATAGCATTAAATCTATTTTGGCTGACAAAGTAGAAAAAGTGGTATTAAGTGAGCGTATTGTTGATAGCCCTTGTGTATTAGTAACTGGTGAGTTTGGGTGGTCTGCTAATATGGAAAGAATTATGAAGGCGCAAGCATTACGAGATCCAAATATGAATTCGTATATGGTATCAAAAAAAACAATGGAAATTAATCCTAATCACCCAATTATTAAAGCACTAAAAACGCAAGTAGTCAATCAAACTAATGCAAATAGTCTAAAAGATCTTGTTAACCTATTATTTGAATCGTCGTTAATTAATAGCGGATTTAGTCTTGAAGAACCATGCACATTTGTAAATCGTATTAATCGTATTATTCAATTAGGTCTTTCTATTGATGACACAGAAGAAGAAAGAGAAGAAAGAGAAGAAAAAGAAGAAAAAGAAGAAGAAGAAAAAGAAGAAAGAGAAGAAAGAGAAGAAAGAGAAGAAAGAGAAGAAAGAGAAGAAAGAGAAGAAACAGAAGAAAGAGAAGAAAGAGAAGAAACAACTAATATGGAAGAAATTGACTAAAGACATTTTTATTAATGTCAATTGCGTTTTTAATTCAATAAATATTTAGGTATATATATTAATTAATGTCTTCAGGTGGTTTAACATATATAAATGAATTACCTAATCCAAATCCAAATTCTAATATGCAAATAAATAGTGTTCAACAGCAATTATTAATGCAACAACAACAACCACAAAATATTATTTTAAATAAAAATGAAATAATTTCAAACCAAAACAGTCAAATGCCTGGTCCTAATATTAATCAATTTATACCATCAGGAACATATAGCACACAAAATCCGATGCAACAAAATAGTAATCAAATAACAATGGAAAATAGTGTTGTAAATCAACAACCAAACTATAATGAGCTTGTAAATCAAATTCAAAAAGCAAGTTTAAACGGTTCAACTTCACTGCCTTCACGAGATATACCAAATAATTCTATACAAATTTCAAATGACGAACAAATAAAGGCTAATTATATACCTCCATCAGAAATACAAGAAGACTATATAAAAAACAATGAAACACCTGACTATTTGATTGAAGAAAATAACAGAAAAATGCGTAATGCGAATTTTTATGATATGCTATATAATGAAGCACAGCTTCCCCTAATAATAGCACTTGTATATTTTTTATTCCAACTTCCAGCTATTAAAAAATACAATAAAACTTTATTACCATTTATGTTTAAGATTGATGGCAATCCTAATTTATATGGTTATATTTTTAATAGCGTATTGTTTGCGTCTATGATATATATTTTGCTAAAAGTTATGACAAAATTTGTTTAAACATAAGACATTACATATTAAATATTGCTAAACATTATAAAATAAAAATAACTATTTTGTTATTTATTTTTATTTATATTTATAGTTCACTATATTACTATACTATTTTACTACACTATTTTGAATAATGTCTTCCTATTTTCATCCATAAAAGTATGCTAATTGTGAAACCTACTAAAAATCCAGCGACACACTGGTCAGGATGTTCTTTTAAAAAGGGTCTTGTTATGAATGGACCAACAAAGAATGTTAAAAACGAGTAAAAAACCATAATAGCAATTGACATTGGCGAACTTAGATGAGACATTTTTATAGTTTAACACTATATTATTTTTTTGGCTTTCTTGATTTTTTTGGCTTTCTTGATTTTTTTGATTTTCTTGATTTTCTTGGCTTTCTTGATTTTCTATGTTTTTTTCTATATGTTTTAAAGTAAATTTTAGCCGCAGCCATATCAAGAGGATGTACTTGGTTTCCAAATAACGAAGACGAAGACGAAGACGAAGATGAAGATGAAGACGAAGACGAAGACGAATCAGATGACGAAAAAGATGTTGGAAAAGGTCTTATATTTGGTTGGCGGCGAAGCAGTGGTGGTTGAACAATAGGAGGGTCAATGTCTAAATCAATTAATAGTTGATTAAGAACATATAATTCAGCAATAGCAATAGGTATTAAATTATTAAGTTTATTATATTCAAGAAGTAATGTTGCTACGGTTTCATTATTAACAGGACGAGCTAAAATATTAAGTTTAACTGTCAATATATTTACTAGTGCATTATAAACTTTCATAGCCGGAATAGAAAGAGGAGCTGTACTATAATGATAAAAAGCCATCCAATGATCAAAAATAAATTCTATTTCACTCCTTATTTTTTCATTAACAGGTATTAAGGTTTCTATTATATGTGGAACATCATTCCACTCATGAAAACCAGCAACAACTGATATATCTTCTTTTAGTTTATTCAATCTAAGTATTAGAAAATCAAATAAAGGTCCTGCCGTATAATGAAATGGAGACATACTATATATATACTATATAATATAAATTATATATAAAATAGAAAATAGAAAATAGAAAATAGAAAATAGAAAATAGAAAAATTATAATACACTTATATTTTTTTACTTGTTTTACTTTTTCTTCCATATTTACAATATTGTTTTTGAGAGAATCCTTTTGGACGCATACAATTTATAGACCTTTTATATTTTAAAGTCCATGCGCCTCCGCGTTTAGCTTTTGTTCCCTTTTTTTGTCTTCTTTTTTTGCCACGTGCTCGGTTTAACTCATTGCTTTGTCTATTCAATATAATAAGTCTTGCTTCTAATTCGGCTATTTCTTGACTTAAAGTAGTTTGTCGACTAGTTAAATCACTTAATGATTCTTCTGCTGCAAGCAGAGTGTGTAATACTCTATTACTTTCATTAACTAATGGTATAACGCGTTCTTGACTAGTAGCATGAATGGCACCACTAAGAGCAATATAGTTATTGTAACGTTGACTTATACCACCAGTATCGTTGGGATAAGCATTTCTATAATTATCATAGGCACTTCGTGCGCTACGATGTGTGTCTCCAATATTACCTTGTACTTGTTCTCGTGTAGCTAGTGTTCTTCCATGAGTTGCTCTTTGACTCGCAGTCTCCATACGTTGCCCAATAGTAACAATCTCAGCATTTGCAGCCATTATACTAGCATTAATAGTTCTTAGTTCATTCTTTAATGTTTCTAACTGTCTTTTTAAATTATTTCTTTCTCTAAGAAAATCTCGGCTTCTTCTTGTTATAGCTTGCGTAGTTCTTGCTAAAGCTCGTCTTCTTCTTAGCGAAGCTATTTGTTGCATTGCTGCATGTTGCAGTGCTGCTTCTCTTTCATTTTCATTTATAATATCTGGCATCTATTATATATATAATAGAATATATAATAGTTTTTTATAACTATACACTTTTTTATAACTTTACGCTTTTACTTATTTTTCCTTTTTTACGTCTAGAACGACGTTGTTTTTTACCATGCGCTTGATTTAACTCTCTATCTTGTCTACGCAAGTCGTCTAGATTATTTTGTAATTCGTCTCTTTCTTTCATTAATTTTTCTCTACGAGCATATAAAGTTCTATAGTTATTTTTTGTTTCACTTAAGGTTTGCAGTGCGGACTCTGCTTCTTCAATTGTTGGTCTAATAACTTGTTGAATAGCAGCAGTACTAGTTCTATGAATATTACTTGAGTCATCATAACGACTGCTTATACCTTCCCTATCATTTGGATTGGACACTCTATATTCATCATAACGGCGACGCGACCTAGCATATGTATTTCCAATATTCCCTTCCATTCCTTCTTGAGTAAGTCGATTTATTTCTATAGTTAAAAACTGTATTCGTTCTCTAATAGTAGTAAGCCTGCTATTTACTAATGTTAATTCTTGAGTAAGACTACTTATTTTGTTATTTAATTTAGCTAATTTAGTTCCTAATTTTTCTATTTTTTTAAATAGTGTGCGCCTTCTATTAGCTAGAGCAGTTTGTTGTAGTTCAGTTGCTCTTCTTAGTGTTGTTATTGGTATTTGTTGTCTTCTCTGTGGTGATTCTTCACTACTATCAGACATATATATATTATAATATATATTATAATAAGTTAATAAGTTAATAAGTTAATAAGTTAATAAGTTAATAAGTTAATATGTTAAAAATCATTTTCTAGTGTTTTTGCCCTCTTTTCCTTTTTTTATATGTAGCACGATGCTGTTTTTTACCGCGTGCAATATTTTCATTTATACTTAATGATAAATATTCGCTATTCATTTCATCAAGTTCGTTTTGTAAATCATGTTTTTGTCGCGTTAATGTTACTATGTCCTCATTTAAAGTTCTATAATTTTTTTGTGCTCTAGTTAAGGTTCGTAACAATGACTGTGCTTCTAGTCTTAGTGGTTTAATAATTTCTTGAATAGCAGCATTAGTAGTACTATGAAGACGAGTTGCCTCAGTATAACGAGTTCTTATACCTTCATTATCAGTGGGATTAGTTCTAATATAATCATTATAGTGGCGTAACGACCTAGTATATGTATTTCCAAAATTACCGTTATTTTCTTCTTGAGTGCGTCGCGCTATTTCTTGAATTAAATAGCGCACTCGTTCTCTAGCACTAGCAGCCATGTTATTTGCTAATGTTGCTCGCTCATTAAATCTACTTATGTCATTGTCTAAGTTAGCTATTATAGTTCTAAATTTTGTTATTTCTCTAAATAGTCTACGTCTTCTATAGGCTAAACTTGGTTGGTGCGGTCGTGATGATACTCTTATTTCACTCATATTATAAAGTATAATATAATAAAGTATAATATAATAAGTTAATAAGTTAATAAACTTTAATTTTTATAGTTTTTATGGTCTTCTTTTTATAGTGTTTTTGCCTTTTTTGCCCTTTTTTTTAGATTTGCATTGTCTTTTACCGCGCGCTTGATTTAACAGTCTGTCACGAATAAGCGCTATTTTAAGTTTGCGCTCAAGGTCACTTATGACCCCTATTATATAGCGTTGTTGTTGATATAAATTATAATGATGTTCACTTGCTAGTCTGTATGTTTCGCGTGCTAGTGCTTTTTGTTCTATAATAGGAGCAAGACCTGTATCCATTAGCTCATCAAAAAGAGCACTAACTTGATCAAATCTTGCTTTACGATTATCATAATAATTTGCGTCTTCCGTGTTTTCATCTTCATTATTTACGTGCTCATACCACCATCTCTTAAGTTCCTTATATTCCATTCCTAAGTCGGACTGATTAAAATTCGTAAGAAGTGTGTATCTTAAATTATCACGTTCTGTTCTCAACCTTTCATAGCGGTCGTGTTCATCATCTCTGCGTATTCTTGCTTGGTCGACTTCAATTGTTTTCGCATCTAGTGCTCCGCGTTGTTGTCTTAAATCGGCTTCTAATTCTCTAATAGTATTTCCTAAAATGGTTCTTCGCGTTTCTAAAGCCTGTGTTCGTCGTGCTAATGCGCTTGGTGTATTTTGTCTTTGAGTTGATGATCTTAAACGCATTCTAGGAGTTCTAATAGTATTTTGATTAATACTAGTCATATTATATTATATTATATTAATATGCGAAATAATAGTTTATATAAATGATACATTATAACAAATGTTCCAATAAATCCTAATGCAACATAACTATCTTTAGTTAGCTTATTATGCAATCCAAAATATGCGACTGCTATAAACCCCGGAATAAATAGTATATAATGAGCTATATAAAGTAAATTTCTAAAATTAGTTAGTTCTAAATTGGGAATTGGAACAAATAACACTATGCCTAAACTCAACACTATTAACAAATAATAAATCCAAAATGGTGTTTTACTTTGATAATAACTAATATATACTAATGACGCACCAATAATTAATATATGCATTATATTAACATATTTCATTGGCAAATATAGTAAGCTCATTTTATATAGTATAAACTTATTATTTTTTAAGAGTCCCAATATAATATTTTGGTAAAATTGTTTTTTTTACATAACTAGGATGGCCGCGTGAATTAAAAAGTTGTGTTGCGTCTTTGCCAACAGCTTGCATAATAATCTCTCCTCCAGGATGTTTTGGAATCCAAGAACTAATATTATAAACCTTATTTTCAATAAGCGTCCATGCATCCCCCTTTTTATTGTGCTTTTTGATTTCAGCAAGTGTAAACGCTTTCTTTTTATTAACTCCGCCAATTTTGTTAGCACCTAACTTATTAGTGCCTATTTTATTTGTTCCCTGTTTTAAAGTCTTAGTCTTAGTCTTAGTCTTAGTCTTAGTCTTAGTCTTAGTCTTAGTCTTAGTCTTAGTCTTAGTGTGTTCTAAAATAGGAGAGAGTTTAGCAATACAATTTTCAGAAGTCATTAATGCGCCTTCGCACCACGCCTGATATTTAGAATAATTCTCTCCAATAATATAAACATTTGGCAAAGGATTTATTAATTTATAACTTAAATAATCCGAATCAACATTTTTCTTCCAATTGGCAACACCAGCGTCCCAAAAATACAGTTTTATGTATTTACTGGGCGGGACACTTATGTTATATATACTAAACACTATATTTAATGTGCTATTTAGCGTTTGCTTAACATAATCAATTCCCTTTTTAGCCAATAAATTATTCCAATATTTTGCATTAGCACAATCGCTATAGCTCGACATAATTAATCCATTATTAGAATTAATAGGGATTACAAATTGGACTTTACTATTTGTAATTGTTTTTTTAATATTTTTAAACCACGATTCTCCGTTTTCAGTTTTATAAACTTCAAAAATGCGCACCAAATTAATTGGATTTATTGAGTCTAAATCTCTCAACAAAGGTTTAAAAATTGTTAAACTTTCTAAACTCTGTTTAGGTATAGCACATATTAAATGGCTACAATAGTATGTTTCCTTGTTCGAAGTTTTATAATTGGAAACACTTATAGTAAATAAATTAGCATTAGCATTATAAGTTACATTTTCAACGTGTGAGAGATTACACATATTTATATTATTGCGCTTATAACCCTGTGTTTGTTTTATAGCCGTCAATAAATGGTCTATAATTTGTCCTAATCCTCCATTTAATGTAAAAAAAGTAGATTCTTTATTATAGTCATATTTAAAATAGCCAATTGCATCATAAGCATTTAATTCATTTAAATCTGAAGAATATTCAAAAACAGAAGCCACTTTTTGAGAGAATGAAGCAGACATATATTTTGTAAGTAATTCATATAAGTAAAACTTTTGCAATGTTGACTTGTCTAATTTGGAAACCAGTGGACTAAGAAAAAATTTGTATAATTTAGCCATAATAGAGTCTTTGTATTGCGTTTTTTCGTGCGCTTTGTTATTTTCTGTTACTTCTATATATGTTTTAGTATTTGGTATATTAACTATTTTAGATTTTAGACCAAGTTCATTAATTAAAGTATTTATAAGTTTATGATGATGACCCAAGCGGCCTGCTCCTAAATCCATTACATATTCTTCGCCATCTATAGTTTCTTTATAAGAATATATTCGCCCACCATAACGCTCTCCAGATTCTAATAATAATATTTTTAGTTGGTCATACTGTTTAGACAATTTATATAAAGTATAAAGACCTGCTATGCCTCCACCAATTATTACTAAATCATAATTTTTGGTATCATAATTTTTGGTGCCGTTATACTTTTTTTTAATTTTTTGCGTAGTGGTCATTTAATATTATTATATTATTATTAACTTATAGCAACATAATAATAATATAATATAATATTTGAAAAATCACTTAGCACATATTCATTTTTTAATTAGCTAAGCCGCCTAATAGTATCCATATAACGGTCTATATTCTCTTGTATTCGTCTTACTGCTTGATTGGCACCTTCTTCAGCTTGAAGTAATCTAACATAAGTTGGTGAGTTTACACCTCTTAGTCTTCGATTCCTATTCCTATTAGAGCGTTCATATTCGCTTGTCCTTGCCACTGCATTACTATATGCTTGTGTTGCTAATCTACGCTCTTCTTGTGCGCGATTTCTAGCAAGCAGCGCCTCTTCATATGTCATAGTTGGATTAGCTAAATGTGCGTAATCATTATTAGGTATAACACTTCTACATAACGGACAACCAGCAATACCTGCCTGTAAACTACGCTGTATACATTCAGTATGAAATCTATGACCACATGGTAAAGATGTAATGGGGTCATCTGATTTCACTTCAGCAAGACATATTGCGCATTCATTATCTATTTCAAAATTTCTATTATCTATTTCTAAATTTCTCTTATCTATCTTATCTCTCATAAGAGCGCTTGTTTTTTTTCTTGTTTGTTTACCTCTAACGCGTTTTTGAATTCGCGTAGCGGCACTTCTTACTATTGAGGATGAACGGCGCCTTGTAGGAGGCATATTAATATATATATATATTATATAATATAATATATTATATTATAAAATAATATAAGACTATAAAACTATTGAAATATTACATATACTCAGCAAACTCTATATCTCCAATATGATTGCAAATTCTTTGAGCGTTACGCGAATTGTCACGTGCGCGTGTTAATAATTCAGAAGTTATAAAAAACATATTACTAACATCTTGCTCCAGTGTTTCATCATTTATGTTTAAACTTCTATAGTTATTGTAATTATAAGAAGCTTCATTATAGAGTCTACGTACATAATATTCGGTTTGGTCTGCGCTATATTGATTACTTAACGCATCATTAAAAGGTATATTTGGAATTTCTGGAGGGTCGGGTACTTGTGGTCTTAGTTCTTCAATTTCGCGTTCCCATAATTCTATTTCTCGCATACGTTCTAATATATGTTGTCTTCGTAATATTGGGTCTAATATTAATGGTTCGTATTCCTGTTCTTGTTCTTCTATAGAAGGATAATTTATATTAGTTACAACTGTCCTACATTTTGGACATGTTCCACCAGTGCTAGTCAAAGAACGCCTTATACAATCTGCATGAAATCTATGTCCACAAGGTAATGCAATACGAACATGTTCAGTCAAAGGTTCAAAACATATTGGACAATCATTAACTGTTGTACTAGTATTTTTTTCTCTATTTATTACTTTTCTAGTTTGTCTTCCCCTAACTCTTGATTGAATTTTACGACTTGATTTTAGTTTATTTACTTGTTTTCTAGTTTTTTTACCCCTAAATCGCTTTTGAATTTTCTTAGCTGCCGAGCTTCTTAAACGTGATGAACTACGTGTTTTTGAAGGCATACTAAATTTATATTATATACTATAAATAATATAATATAATATAATATAATATAATATAATATAATATAATATATAATATAAAAATAAAAATAGTAAGATTAAGCACCACGCGCTAGTTCACCAAGACGATTTGAAATTCGTAATGCATTATTCGCATCATATATTGCAACTTCTAATAAATTAGAAGTTCTATTAAAAACAGCATCAATGTGTTGTTCCGCTATTTCATCGTTAGTACTTGGTCTATCTTGTGTGTTAAAACTTTCATAGTTAGTATAAATAGTATATGCTTCATTATAAAGACTTCTTAAAGTAGTCTCAGTATCATTTGCTGTTACTTCATTAACTACAGCCCGTTCATAAGTTATATTTGGAATTTCTGGCGCATCAGGCAGTAGTTGTCTTTGTCGTTCTATACTTTGTTCTATAACATCTAGTTCTTGATTGCGTACTATTAGGTATTGTATTAGTTGTAGCGGTTCTAAATCTAATAGTTGTCTTCGTTGTATTGGATCTAATATATATTGTGGTGGTGGTGGCAGTGATGGTTGTATTTGTCGTTGTGATTCCTGTCTAGAAATATAAGGTATATTAGTTACAACCGCCCTACACTTAGGACATCTTCCACCAGTGGTAGTCAAACTCTGTATTATACAATCTTTATGAAATCTATGTCCACAAGGTAACGCAATACGAACATCATTAGTCAAAGGTTCAAGACATATTGGACAATCATTAATTGTTAACACAGTATTTTTTTCTCTATTTATTACTTTTCTAGTTTGTTTTCCACGAACTCTTGACTGAATTTTACGACTTGCTTTTAGTTTATTTACTTGTTTTCTTGTTTGTTTACCCCTAATTCGTTTTTGAATTTTTTTAGCTGCCGAACTTCTTAAACGCGATGAACTACGTCTTTGTGAAGGCATACTAAATTTATATTATATTATATATAATATAATATAATATAATATATAAGATTATTTAAAAATTTATATAAATAGTGTAATATTACATAAGGTCTGGAGTTTCATCATAATCATCATCACCAAGTTCATCTACAATACGCGTAACATTATTCCTAAGTACTTGCGCACGATTATATAAATCAGACGTTATATAATACATATTAATAACATCTTGGTCAACTGGGTTACCATCTATTCTAACATTTCTATAGTTCTGATAATTTTCAGAAGCTTCATAAAATATTGTTCGTAGCTCACGCACAATTTGGCGTGCGTTATGTTGAATCGGTAACGCTTCATTTATAGTTATATTTGGAGTATCTAACAGATTGTATAGTTGTGCTAATCGTTGTTGTAGCATTTCAATTTCTCGCAACCTTTGTAATATATATTGTCTTCGTTGTATTGGGTCTAATATTGCTTGTGCTTGTATTTGTGCTTGTACTTGTGCTTGTGCTTGTGCCTGTACTTGTGCTTGTGCTTGTATTTGTTGTATAGAAGGATAATTTATATTAGTTACAGCTGCGCGACACTTTGGACATCTTCCACTTGTACTAGTCAATGATTGTCTTATACAGTCTGTGTGAAATCTATGTCCACAAGGTAATGCAATACGAACATCATTAGTCAGAGGTTCAAAACATATTGGACAATCATTAATTGTAGTACTAGTATTTTTTTCTCTATTTATTACTTTTCTAGTTTGTCTTCCCCTAACTCTTGATTGAATTTTACGACTTGCTTTTAGTTTATTTACTTGTTTTCTAGTGTGTTTTCCCCTAAACCGTTTTTGAATTTTTTTAGCTGCCGAGCTTCTTAAACGCGATGACCTACGCGTTTGAGAAGGCATATATATATATATTATAATATAATATAATATAATATATTATAATATAATATAATATAAAAATAGTATATAATATAAAAATAGTATATAATATAAAAATAGTATATTATATAATAATTTAATATTTTTGTAGTATTAAAGAATTACTATAAAACATAACATTAGTAAGATTGACTAATCAGCGCTAGTGAACTAATATGGCGCTCAATTCGTGTAGCATTGCGTGCGTTGCGTCTTGCGCGTATTAATAATTCTGCCAGTCTATCAATAATACTAAAAATATGGTCATCTAATATTTCATCATTTCTGGTTGGTCGTCCACCATAATGTCCATAGTTATCGCGAATATAACATGCTTCATCATGTAGACTTATTAAAGCAGTCTCAGTATCGGTTGCATTTACTTCATTATATATTGCAAGTTCATAAGCTATATTTGGAATTTCTGGTGCATCAGGTAGTAGTAGTCTTTGTTGTGCTATACTTTGTTCTATAATGTCTAGTTCGCGTGCACGTTCTATAAAGTGTCCTATTAGTTGAATTGGTTCTAAATCTAATACATAATCTAATTCATGTATTAGTGGTTGTAATTGAAATAGTGGTACTATTTGTCGTTCTTGTTCTTCTACAGAAGGATAATTTATATTAGTTACAACTGTCCTACATTTTGGACATGTTCCACCAGTGCTAGTCAATGCACGCCTTATACAGTCTGCGTGAAATCTATGTCCACAAGGTAATGCAATACGAACATTATTAGTCAGGGGTTCAAAACATATTGGACAATCATTAACTGTTGTACTAGTATTTTTTTCTCTATTTATTACTTTTCTAGTTTGTTTTCCCCGAACTCTTGACTGAATTTTACGACTTGCTTTTGACCTTTGCCTTTTTCTACTTCTAAACCGTTTTTGAATTTTTTTAACTGCCGAACTTCTTAGTCGCGATGACCGACGACGGGTTTGAGAAGGCATAAATATATTATATAATATATTATAATATAATATAATATAATATATTATAATAAAATATAAGCATGGCTCTCAACAAATCAAATGTGTTAAAAAAAAATAGAAATATTAAGCAAAAAACAGATATAACGCAATTATTTAAGTTAATATACGAAAAAAAGAGTTTTTTTGCATTAATTTTAATAACTTTAGTAATTCAGCTTTACATTACTTATTATGTAAGTGAAAATTTTGATATAGAAAAAGATGAAGACACTAAAACATTCAACCCTAAACTTATTACCGCATATATAGCTGCCTTTATATTAATTCTAATTCTTGCGTTTATTACTATGCCACCATGGTTAAAATTTATCTTCTTTTCTCTCTTTTCTTCTGCGTTTGGAGTAATTTTAGGATATAGAAAGTCTCGCTATGATCCAAACACAATACAAACAGCGTTTTTAGGAACAATTAGCATTTTTGTTTCAATGTTTGCATTTGGAGTAGCACTAATAGCGAACAATATTCAATTAGGTTATATGTTTGGTCTAACTATGTTTTTTGCGCTGTTATTTCTACTGATTATAAGCATTGTTCAGTTTTTTATTATTCAATCTTCTTTTCTTTATAAAATAATAGTAATTTGTTCTTTAATGTTATTTTCTGTTTACATTGTATATGATACAAATAGTATATTACAACGCGATTATGGTGGAGATTTTATAACAGCATCTTTAGATTACTATTTAGATGTAATAAATATTTTTTCCAGTCTATTAAGTGCAAGTGATTTTGAGTAATAACTATTAATATTAATATTAATATTACAAGCCTATGGTGTTGGAATAAAGTTCCAACCCAAATCTAAACAAATCTTTTTCCATATTTGGTCTTGTTCTACACGCTTTTCTCTGTCTTTTAACATAGGAAAATATGGCAAAAAATGCGTTTCATTTAATAATTCACATAACTTATAAAGTGTATAATAATAATTCAAAAAATTAACGCGCTCTTTAGGGCAATATTTAGAATATGGTTTTTGCAATTCAATAAATAGATTACATAATGTTTCTTCCAATTCGGAACTCATTATTGGTGGTTTTATACCTAATTTATCTTTAATAAATGGTATATGTTCATAATATTTATTATAACCTAAATTCTTCAAAATTTCTTTTGTTTTATTATTTGTTAGCTCATTAATGCTAATGCGTTCTTTTTTGATTTTATATTTAATATTTTCAAACACTTCATCGGGAATATTTGTGCTTTCTTTTGCCTGAAATTGTGCCAATATTTCCTTTAAATGGTTAATTCGTTTATAAGCATAAAAAGAAACTTCTTTAGGTGGTTCTTTATATGATGGTTTATCGATTTCAATTAAATTTTTAATAATATTAGAGCAATTATTACAAACCGATATGCCGTCAGACTCCACATAAACCATTTCACCTCTATTACACACACTACAAATATCAGAAGGATATATAAAATTGTCATAATTTAAATATAAATAATCAATATTGTTAAAATATTTATCAATTGAATTTATTGTGTTATTGCTATTACTGTTGCTATTACTATTGCTATTACTATTGCTATTGTAATCTTCATTATGTGATGTAGAAAAAAATTTGTGTATTATATCATTTTTGTTTGAATTAGGTGCTATTAAATCACTATTAGAAATATTTTTTTTATTTTCAAAGTATTCAAATATATATTTTGAATTGTTCAAATAATATTCATTCTTTTTTTTCTCAAGAGAATTGATCACATTTTTATATTTTTTTATATTTTCAATAATAGTTTGTTTTTTGGTGTTATTAGTTGAATTTTGCAATAATAATTCTAATTTTTCTATAATTTTTAAATATTTAGGAATAATTACTTCTTCATTTTGCTTAAACGAACTACTGATTTCATTATGCTTACTATCTAATGTAGTTTTAATAATAGTTGCCTTTTTCATAGCTACTTATATAATTATAATATTATAATGTTTATTATAATATTTGTATAAAAGTTATTATAACTTTTATTGAAAAAATATTGAAAAAATATTGAAAAATATTGAAAAAATATTGAAAAAATATTGAAAAATATTGAAAAAATATTGAAAAAATATTGAAAAATTTAATTAATTAATTAATTAATTAATTAAATTAATTATAAAAATTTTTTTTCTTTAGGAATATTATAAAAAAATGGCTGGTGGTTTAATGCAATTAGTCGCCTATGGCGCACAAGATGTATATTTAACAGGTAATCCCCAAATTACTTTCTGGAAGGTCACATACAGACGTCACACTAATTTCGCGATGGAGTCCATTGAACAAACATTTAACGGACAAGCGGATTTCGGTCGCCGTGTTACTTGCACTATCTCAAGAAACGGTGATTTGGCCTATCGCACATATTTACAGTTAACTCTTCCTGAAATTGGTCAAGGTTTAGCTGATACAGGCAGTAGTTTATATGCAAGATGGTTAGATTTCCCAGGAGAGCAGCTAATTTCACAAGTCGAAGTTGAAATTGGTGGCCAGCGTATTGACCGTCAATATGGTGACTGGATGCACATTTGGAATCAGCTCACTTTATCCAAGGAACAAGAGCGTGGTTATTACAAGATGATTGGTAATACCACCCAGTTAACATATGTTTGCGATCCTACATTCGCGGAAGTAGATGGTCCTTGCTCGGCTAATGGTGTGCGCCAAGTTTGCGCCCCACGCAAAGCGCTACCTGAAACTACTTTATACATTCCACTACAGTTCTGGTATTGCCGCAATCCAGGTTTAGCTCTACCATTAATTGCGTTACAATATCACGAAGTTAAAATCAACTTAGATATTCGCAACATCGAAGAGTGCTTGTGGGCTGTCAGTAGTTTAGACGGTCAAGGCACCAAGGTTAACGGTGCTTACAAACAGTCATTAGCTGCTGCTTCGCTATTTGTTGATTACATTTTCTTAGATACAGATGAGCGCAGACGTATGGCGCAAAACCCACACGAATATTTAATTGAACAGTTACAGTTCACTGGTGATGAGTCGGTTGGTTCGTCGTCAAATAAAATTAAATTAAATTTAAATCATCCATGCAAAGAATTAATCTGGGTCGTTCAGCCAGATGCCAACGTTGACTATTGTGCGTCATTAGTTCAAGGTTCTGCGCTAAATACTCTATTAGGAGCTCAGCCATTCAATTACACTGATGCGTTAGATGCGCTACCAAATGCGGTTCACGCGTTTGGTTCTAAAGCAAATATCGGTGTAGCTGGTCAAAATAATGAATTTATTAATTCAACTGGTGCTTTTGAAGACATGTGGGCAAATCAGATTAAACCAGCGCAAATTAGTGGAACACCTGTAACTGTTACTAATCAAGCAGGTCAAAGTGTAGTTCTTGGATCAAACAATACAGGCGGCTTGATTGGTGGAACTCTTACAGGCACAAATGCTAATGGACCCAATGGAACCGCTAATGTGGAAGACTCGGGTGTATCTGATGCCGGCACCTTCGTTTTAGCCGAAACCGCGTTAGACATGCATTGCTGGGGTGAAAATCCAGTTGTAGTTGCCAAATTACAGCTTAACGGTCAGGACCGCTTTTCGGAGCGTGAAGGCACCTATTTTGACCTTGTTCAGCCATTCCAGCACCACACCCGTGCTCCAGACACAGGCATTAATGTGTATTCGTTTGCTCTAAGACCCGAAGAACACCAGCCATCTGGCACCTGCAATTTCTCGCGCATTGATAATGCTACACTCCAATTAGTATTGTCGAATGCGACCGTTCAGGGTGTAGCTACCGCTAAAGTGCGTGTATACGCGGTTAACTACAACGTTCTTCGTATTATGTCGGGTATGGGTGGTTTAGCATATTCCAATTAAACGAAAAATTATATGCTATAAATTATATGCTATAAATTATATGCTATAAATTATATGCTATAGTTTTTTAATCAAATAATATTATTATTTCTCAAATAATATTATTACTTCTCAAATAATATTATTATAGTATAATAGTAAAATAGTAATAATGCAAATAATTAGTGTCAAAAATAGTTTTTATTTTACATATATATTTTTGATCACTACTGGAACAATTACATTTATTGAGGCATTAAGGAATCCTGTTCCACAAATTCGCCATATTATGAATTTAGAAACTTGTATATCAATAGTTGCTGGTTATTTTTATGGGGTATTTATAGAAGTTCTAAATAAATCAGAAGAAAAAAGCATATTAACACAAGAAACACAAATAACACAAAAAACACAGCTAACGCAAAAAACACAAATAACAAATGAAATTAAAAAAACAGAAGAAAAAGAAAATGAGCCATCAAATACTCCAGAACATGAACTGAATTTACCAATAGAAAAAATAAATGACATGCGCTATTCAGATTGGATAATTAGCACACCGCTTATGTTATTAGTATTATCTCTCGTATTGGGTTACGAAAATAAAGTAGATGTCCATTTTTTACCATTTTTAGCGGTATTAGTTTTCAATTTTTTAATGTTAGGTTTCGGATATATTGGAGAAATAAACTTATTAGACAGAACATTAGCTAACTTTATAGGTTTTATATTCTTCTTTTTAACCTATGGAACTATTTGGAAACAATTTATGACTGGTTCTAAAGTAACAAAGCAATCTAAAATGATATTTTGGTTATATTTAGGACTATGGTCATTATATGGAGTATTTTATCAAACAAATGAAACAACAAAAATGGTTGGATATAATATATTAGATTTATTAGCAAAAGCATTTGTTGGTATATTCTTTTGGTTATATTTAACTAAAATAGTAAAGTTTTAATAAAATGGATTTTTGGCTTCAATTAACCACTGACTACACTTAGTATCTAAAACTCTTGTATTATTAAAATGTTGTTTTACTAATTCAAGAATATTTACGCTACGTGGTCCGCTTGGGTCATATTTATAGACTTCATCAACAATACCTATATACACTAATCCACCAGGATTTAATAGTTCTTTAATTTTAACCATTACATTATTATATTGTAAATAAGGCATATTCCATAAAAAGCATGTAATTACATCAAATTGTTTAGAATTATCCATTGTTAATAAATCTTGCTTCAAAAGTGTAATTTTTTTATTAACCCACATCTCATGAAAACGTGAAGAATCTATATCAATACCTAATACACTTGACGCACCAACTTTTACTAAATTTTCACAATTTGCTCCATTTCTCGTTCCAATATCTAAGCAACTTTTATTAATAAAATTACAGCAATTTTTCAATAATTGATTATAAACATCATTAGCATAATAATCCACAATCATTTTTTATAAAAATAGCTTAAAAAAATTCACAATTTATACTATCAATTTTTTCTAAAAGCAATTTTTATTATGATTTATGATTTATGATTTATGCTTTATGCTTTATGCTTTATGCTTTACCACAAACTATTATAATAAATTTCACTTATTACTTCTATTAATTCATTTGCGAGTTTGTCCTCATCAATATCAAAGAAGCAATGTATTTTATCGAGGATAAATGAGGCTTCATCGTGTGGCCATAGTTCCCTATCTCCTGGTTCGCGCAATAGTGTATTATATACATAAGTAATTACCGGAATGTCTTCACAAGTTATGCTAACTTGTTTTATATGTTCAATATAATCTTGAACAAATGGTAACTCTATAGCAAATGTTGCATCACTAAATGTGTGAGGTTCTAATGCCGTCCTATATTTCAAATATTCAATTATTAAACTTTCATTAGCATAAGCATCACAAATAGTTCGCGCATATATGTTTTTAAATTTATTTTCTATATATGCTCCTGTTAATAGTTCAATATTAAGATGGGGTTCATAATTAGTTTTTTCAATAAGCATTTGATGCTTTAGCATTTTATAGTATATATTATTTATTATTTAATAGTAAATTAGTATTCAATTTTTTTAATGCAAAAATAAAAACAAAACAATAATAACATAATAAAAAAAATTGATTTAAAAATAGTTTATTAAATTATATTAAAACACTATTATTATGGCATCATTCATTCAAGAAGTTGTCGCCATTATTGATCGTTCTGGTTCTATGTCTGGCAAAGAGGCAGATACTGTTGGTGGTATTAATTCAACATTAAATATTATTAGACAAGATCTAAAGCCACACGAGCAAGTAAATGTTTCAATTAAGTTATTTGATCATGAAGAGCTATTGTTAATTAGGTCATTAAATATTACAGAAGTGAGACCTCTTGAACTAAGACAATTTGTTCCTCGTGGACAAACTGCATTATATGATGCTATTGGCTCAAGTCTTACTTATTTTATGGAAAAGAAACTTCATAATCCAGACAGTTATACTAAATGTTTGATTTATGTTGCTACTGATGGTTGTGAAAATTGTAGTAAAAAATTTAATGCGGAGACTTTAAAAAAACTTATTACAAGCGCAGAAGAATCATATAATATTGAAATTATGTATTTAGGAGCAAATCAAGATGCGATTTTAGAAGCATCTAAAATTGGAATTCAAGAAGGTCATGCTATTAACTATAGTGAAACACAAGAAGAATGCGAAGCAGTATATAGGTCACTTGGTAATGTTGTAAATAGACAAAAAACTCGTGCAAAAACAGTATTTACAAATGTAGAACGTAGCCAATCGTATAATCCAACAACACCGCCACCAACTAATCGTTCAGCAGAGCCACCACCTCTACGACGCCAAACAAGTGTAAGACCTGCTTTCTTTTAAACCATTAAACCATTAAACCATTAAACCATTAAACAATAAACATTAAACATTAAACAACACTTTTTTTTTATAAAATAGTTACATACTATTTTATAAAAACTTAATGTTTACATTGGGTGGGGTTCGAACCCACGAGGCCGAAGCCATGCGAACTTGAGTCGCACCCCTTAGACCGCTCGGGCACCAATGCAGAAAAATGAATAGACTACTGTAATCTTGTAATCTATTAATAATATTAGTATTATTGTCTTTATATTGTTTTATTATAAGTTATAACTCTAATATAGCATTATAATATAGCATTATAATATAGCGTTCGAATATAGCGTTCGAATATAGCTATTAATATTATAAGCAAGTGGTGCATATACTATAGAACATACATTTACAAAATATACCTTTATTTGTTTTTTTTTTTCCATTGAAACATAAACATAGGCAATATCAAATGTTCCATATGTAGAATAATAGCACCATATTAAATTAGTTATGCATCCTAATAATGAGTGATAATAATTGACATTAATAGGTATATATATATTTACATATATAAATGGTAAATTGTGTAGGATAAAGTTACCGCAATGAAAAGTTAACAATGATATATTTTGGCGTAGTGCCATACGCCTAAAACAAGTATTATCTATAAAATATGCACCATTAAATGTAAAGAAAATTAAATAATTCCAACAATAACTTATACTATATAAAAAATCATAATGTATGTAATCTGCTGTTGGTTTAAAATAACATAACATAAACAATGCTAAATTTATATTTGTAAAAACACCAAATCTATCTTTAACAATTTTATTAACCGCCAATTTCATAATCATTTATATTGGTTTTATATAAATAAAATTGAAAACTATTTATATATTTTTAATACAACAAATAATAATTAGTATAATGACTCCTCTTATTATTTCAATTGATGGAAATATTGGTTCTGGAAAATCAAGCATTATGCGTTATTTAGAAAAAAACCTTGCTAATTATTGTGCTTCAAAAGGCAATACTTGTAAAATCTGCTTTTTACAAGAACCAGTTTCAATTTGGGAATCAATTGGAGATGCTAACGGAAAAAGTATTATTACGCACTTTTATGAAAATAATGAGCGCTACAGTTTTGCGTTTCAAGTAATGGCATATACTAGTCGTTTGTCTTTGTTAAAGGAAGCATTAAAAGGAGATTATGACATTATTATCAGTGAGCGCTCTGTTTATACAGACAAATTTGTATTCGCAAAAAGTCTATATGAGGCTAAAAAAATGAGTCTTATTGAATATATAATTTATTTAAATTTGTTTAAAGAGTTTCAAACTATTTTTCAAGATTTAAAAATTGTTTATATTAGAACGTGTCCTGAGATTTGCGATTTGCGTGTGCAACAGCGGGGTCGTCTGGGAGAAACTATACCGCTCCAATATTTAAAAGATTGTCATCATTATCATGATGTATGGTTGAATAATCAAGAAGCAATTGAACAAGGGTTAGTATTAGTCATTAACGGAAACGAAGAAACAAATACAAGCCAGTTTATAGACAATAATTTTTATGACGAAGTAACAAGAAAAGTGTATGATTTTATTATATTATAAATTAATATAAACTGTTATATTCAATATTTTTTTATTATTTACAAGTAAATAATTTTTAATATTTTTAATATTTAACTTTATTAGATAAATTTTTATAATATTATATTATAGTATAAAAATGCCATCACCATTAAGTTTATCAAATTTTACTAGCAGATTATCTAGAATTCTATCTACATTACAAATTTTACCACGACGCACTATAAGTAATAAAACTCTGAAAAATAGAAAAGCTACTAAGATTCAGAGAACTTATAGAGCACATGCTACGCGGCAAAAATTAGAAACAAAAAAACTCGAAACACAGGCCGAGCATCTTTTTTGTAAAAGTAGAGCTGCTAGAGCAAAGGCCGCAAAAAGACTCGACGACATGGCTCGCGATGTTGATGAAGATAATATTGATACTATGGTCTATCATTTATGGCGCGACCTAAGCAACAAGGAACATGCAAAGTGGATTGCCAAGGCAAAAAAAATATCTATGCAACAAAACAAAAGCGTAACAATTAAACCTGTGTCTGAATAATTAATGGATTCATATTTAGCATAAAATAAATAAAGAATAAAATATTTTACTATATTATAAAATGCCATCACCCCCAAATTCTTCTGGTAGACTATCTACATTTAATGCCACAAAAACACTAATGGATTCATTTAATGCATCTCCACTATCATTAAATAGCAAAAGTAAAAAAAATAGAGTTGCTACCAAAATTCAATCAACTTTTAGAGGACGTAGAACGCGACGGCAATTAACAGCCAAAAAAAGTGCCAAACAACAACAACAACAACAACAACAACAAGCACTAACTAACAAACAAATAGAAGATGAAGCAGAGCGTCTCTTTGGTAAAGCTAATAAATCAAAGGCAAAACAAGCTATTATAGACATGGGGCGCGACGTAGATCAAGAACGTATTGAATATATGATTGGTGAATTGTTTATTGAATTAAAACATGACAAACCAAAGATATATGCATCATGGTTAGCTAAAGCTAAAAAGAAGTTGTCAAAATCTTAATTTTTAATTTTTTTATTTTTTAATTATTTAATTATTTAATTATTTAATTATTTAATCTTTAAATTGTATTTAGTATTATATTTTATTATATTTTATTATATTTTATTATATTTTATAATATTTTATTATGTTTTATTATATTTTATTATGTTTTATTATATTTTATAATATTTTATTATGTTATAAATGCCATCGCCGCCAAATTTTTCTGGAAGACTGTCTACATTTAATGCGCCCAAAGAACTACTTGCGACATTTACAAGATCACCACTATCGTTAAATACTAAAGGGAAAAAAAATAGAGTTGCTACCAAAATACAAGCATTATTTAGAGGACATAATACAAGACGGAAAATCAAAGCCTCAAAGAAAAAAAAACAGTCTCGTATTAGACGAGCATTATCAAAACTGGATGCGCCTATGTTAGATCTGGGAAGACTATTGTCATCCAACAATCGCACACTGCGTAGTTCCAGAAAATATTAATATCCGAAATAGAACGTTATAATATTTTTATGATGTTATAAACTATATAAATTAGTATATAATTAGTATTAACTAATTATATTTTAATTGTCATTTTTTCTTTCATTTTTCTACATTATCAAATGTAGTAAGTTTTTTATGCATTAAGTTTTTTATGCATTAAGTTTTTTATGCATTAAGTTTTTTATGCATTATTTTTGCCATAATATTTAAACTATCAACTAATTCTTGATTATTATCTGATATTAAAAATTCATTAGCATTTGTATTATTAGCATTTGTATTATTAGCATTTGTAACAAGTCTAATATTTCTATATTTTGGATTAGTCCAAATGCGCTCTAATGTAAATGTGTAATCTTCATAATTATATGTTTTTCTCTCTTCATCTAAAGTCATAAATTCATTATATGCGTTAGTTTCGTGCAAGTTGGCCAAAGAAATTGTAGGAATAGTGGAGTTGTTGCTATTTAGTTGTAATGTAATATATACTTTGCTCATTGTAATATTATATAATAGTTTAAGGCTATATAATAGTTTAAGGCTATAAAATAGTGTAAGGCTATATAATAGTTAATAGTATTCAATTTTCTTAAACCACTACTTTATTAGTGCTAAAAAAAATTGATTTAGGTTAATATGTTATTCTACAACAACTATAAGCATTATGATGTATGATATTACAATTCAGAAACATCTTAAACATATTTTGGAGAGTTCAAAATGTGATCATAAAGTAGAAATAATGAAAGAGCTAACTCTAAAACGAGCACATATTTATTGTAAAATACATAAATTATCAGGACAAGTATCGGGACCGTTGATTGAGTATTATATAAAAAATAAATATAAAATGATAAAAAATGATTCATCGTTATGTATTGGCGATTTACAATCCAATGATACAAATTTTGAAATCAAAGTGTCAAATGGTGGTAAAGAACATAATAAGTTCAACTATGTTCAATTGCGAATGAACCATAGTTGTGAATATATATTAACTGCATATTATATAAATAGCACGAATATTGAAACAGAAGGGGAATTATTTATTTTCAAATTAACAAAAACGAATATTAAAGATTTAATATTAAAATATGGAGGATATGCTCATGGAACAAAAGATAAATTAGGAGAAATAACATGTGAAGATTTAGAAAATACAACAAATGATAAAGAATATGCTATTCGTCCAAAATATGGCGATAAATGTTGGAATGAATTATTGCAATTTAGAGTTCAAGAAATCTAAATATAAAGACACTAATTCTCCTCTTCCCATAGAGTTTTGTCTGGCAGTATTTAAACTATTTGAATAGTCCAATTGGTTAAACCTATTAATAAGTATTTTTTTATCAATCTTGCTTTTAAACCAGTGCCAACTTTTGGGTCTTAATTTATCTAAATCTTCGGTTTTTATTTCACCAATATTACCACCATACGCGCGCATAGCAAAATCGGCGGTTAAAGGGGGGGTTGGTTGTCCATTAGAATCATTTGGTCCAAATTTTAGAAATTCCCAATCACAATGTGTTGTGGGCAAATCAATAAATAGTCGTTTTGTTTCTTTTTTTTCCCATATTTGAAAGCAACATTTGACCATCATTTGTGGAACAAAGCAGCACTGATTATTTGGTATAATTTCATCATATACCAAATGAAACATAAAGTCCAATTTATTTTGAACGCTTGTTTTTCTAAAAGTTCTTGGAATTATGAATGCTATAACATTAGCCCATTTTGCTGAATAATTAAAGAATTTAATTGCTAATGAACTAACTCTACCAAATGGTGGATTACCTATTACCAATATATTTGTTTTATTTAATGGTGGCAAATAATGAAAGAAATCTTGTTTAATTATACTTGGATGTTCAGGTAATATGTCTATACCAATTTTATTAATACTTGGTATTTGATTTAGAAAACTACCATTACCGGCACTTGGTTCAATAATTAAATCCCATTTTGTAATATCATATAATTCACATATTTTGTCTATGCACTTTTTAGAACAACTTGGTATAGTATAAAACTTATCAAGTCCTTCTTCTCGAATAATTTTTACTTCTTTTTTGGGTTGTTCTTCCATTATAACATGGCTATCATTTATAACCTTTTCATTATTATTTTCAGTATTGCTTTCAATAATACATGGATTTTTTTTAGTGCTGTGTTTATTATAATGTCCTTTTTGAGTAAATTCTTTTCCGCATTTTTCGCAAAAATAATTACCCATTTTACTTCTATTTAGTTATATAATTAATATAATAAATCTTAAATCAATTTTTTAGCAAATTTTTAACCCCCTACTAACTAAATGTAGTTCGTAATTCAAAATTTTAAACAATGCTTGGATTTTGAAATATAATATTTTTTATTATTATGTCTATTAATACTACAATATATGATAATACTACAATATATGATAATACTACAATATATGATAATACTATAATATATAATTCACATAAAAAACATAAATATACTTTTGTTATGTTACATCCTATGTGTAATAATAGTTCATATTTCGATGACTATATAGAGTATTTTAAGAAAGTAAATAGTGCTTTAACGAGCTCTATTAAATTTGTTTTACCTGAGGCTCTAATAATGGACATAGATTATCCAAATAATAAACAATATAATGTTAAATCATGGTATAATTATTATACTTGTTACAATAATTTGGATAAATTGGATAAAATAAATAAAGATGACTTCACAATACAAACAAAAAAAATAGTAGCTATTATAAATAATGAGGCTGCTATTTTAAAAAGTTACAAAAAAGTATTTATAATAGGAGTTTCTCAAGGTGGAACATTATTGTTTAATATATTGAAGTTTTTACCCCAATCATTAGGAGGCTTATTTTGTATTAAATCACTTTATATGTATAAATACATATATTTAAAAACAAATACAAATACACCATTGTTTTTTTATAGTGGAAATAAAGATGAAATTTATAATTTAGAATTTCAACAAAAATGTGCTAAAATATTAGAGAATTATTATATTATTAAGTGGACTATTATTGACAACTTGGATCATCATACTAAAATAGAAGAAGAATATGATTTTATATTTAGAAATTTTATAGCATTAACAAAAATATAAAAATAATAATATAAAATAAAAATATTTCAGACTTTAACAAATATGTAAATATGTTTTTGCAATACTTATTATATTAACTAATTATAATAAGTATGTCATGTAAAAAATTAATGTGTAAGCACAAATTAAATGATAAATCAATAACTATGAAATGGTTCAAGAAAAACCATCCCGATAAAGGTGGCACGTTACCAAAAGATGAATTTAACACAATTTTAGAGTGTTATAAAAGTGGTAGTTTTTGTGAAAGCAACAATAAAACAAATAAAACAAATCAAGCAAATCAAGCAAATCAAGCAAATCAAGCAAATCAAGCAAATCAAGCAAATCAAGCAAATCAAGCAAATCAAGCAAACACTACTAAAGACCATTCATTAAAAGTAACCAAAAAAAATCGAGCCAAAATTTTTAGATGTATGCGTAAAACGGCTAATTTTAGTAAAATAGCAAATCATCATAAATTTGATAAATCAGTATTTGATCCGCTTCAATATAATAAAGACATAATTGATGCTTCGCCAAAAATGCTTCAATTATTAAATACACTATTAGCATTAGATAGTCAAGACCAAAAAAATCACGGAAAAAAGTTTAAACACTTTATATTTTCAGATGTTAAAGATGGTGGTGCTGGAGCAAAAATTATAGCTTCTGGCTTAGCAGCGAACGGATATACTAATGTAATTAGTGCTAAGAAAATTCCATCACAATTAGCTCCTAAACTGTATTTAAATATAGCAAATTCCAATTATAATAATTTTGCATTATTATCTTCTAATACGATTTATGGAACAACTTTTAATGAAAAGATAAAGAAAGAGTTGTTAAAAACATATAATGAACGTCCAAATAATATACAGGGAAAAAATATTAGAATAATAATATTAGATAGCGGATTTAAAGAAGGCATAGATTTATTTGATGTAAAATATGTTCATATTTTTGAACCATCATTAACAATTGCAGATTTAAAACAAACTATTGGTCGTGCAACAAGAACATGTGGTCAAAAAGGATTAGAATTTCAAGACAATATTGGTTGGCCTCTATATGTATATAATTATTATTTAACTGTTCCCGAACAGATGGGAAATACATTATATACAAGTAAATTTATGATGGAAAACTATATTAAAAGTGCTAATGAAAAAGATGAGGATGTTTTATTATTTAAAGATGTTGAAAAGTATAATGACGCAACTATGAATTATAGCGAATTTGATAAGGCAATGAATAAATTATCAGAACAGTTATATAGATTGGCGCCAGTATTTGCTGTTGATTATGAATTAACGAAAAATTTACATGCTTTTCCGGATTTGAATAGTGAATTTATGGAAGACAAATTATTTTTAATGGGTGGTACAAAATCAAGAAATCAAAATATGCAATCCAAGTTTTTCAAAATAGACAATATAAAATGTTTAGGAAAATGCGGAAAAAAACCAACATATGATATTCCTGTAAGTGTTGGCTTTATGAAATATATATATACTAAATACAAGCATCCTATAAACTTATTAAAATCAAATACATTAAATAGACGCACCTTTTTCTGTAATTATCTTAAAGATAATGCCAACAATTTTTGTAGTCAATTAAATAACGAATGGAGTCTGCGCTATGCAAAAATTCCATCAATTATAGAAGGCGCTAAAAATAAAAAAGATGTAAAATTAGATTTAGATAGTTTAGAGCTAACATTTGATGAGGACCTTTATAATAAATCAGATGAAGTTAGTAAAGAAAATTATCCAATTCTTTTATATAGTGGAGAGAAAAACAGTGCTATTGTTACTGTAAGCCCTAATTTGAGCCCCAATTTAAGCCCTAATTTGAGCCCTAATTTGAGCCCCAATTTAAGCATTAGTCAAAGACTAATCGTACGTTCAAATTCAAATTCAATCACGACACAAACCAATAATCCATTAAAAAAGTTTGATTTTATTAGAATGAGAGATTATATCAAAAATGCATATGCGCATAAAGATTTTAAATGGGAAAAAATGGAAATTAAAAACAATTGTATAGCTAATCCTACTGCTCAAGCAAATGTTATCTCTCTTAATCCTACACAAAAATTTATAACGCATTATTTTACTCCTTCTTCTCCGTTTAAAGGCCTGTTATTGTGGCATTCAGTAGGAACAGGTAAAACATGTACTGGTATAGCAACCGCTACAAGCAGTTTTGACAATGATGACTATAGTATATTATGGGTTACAAGAACAACTCTTAAAAGCGATGTATGGAAAAACATGTTTGACCAAGTATGTCATTTAGTAATATTAGATAAAATTAATAAAGGTCTAATTATGCCAGACGATATTGCTAAGCGAAAACAATTATTATCAAAAAATTGGCTTGAACCCATGTCCTATAAACAATTTAGTAATTTGTTAGCTAAAAAAAACAAAATATATGATATATTACTTCAACGCAATGGTAAAGAAGACATATTAAAAAAAACATTAATAATAATTGATGAGGCACATAAGTTATATGGTGGCGATTTAAAAGCCAGTGAACGACCAAATACAACAATTATGGAACAATTAATAAGGACAAGTTATAATGTATCAAAAAATAACTCTTGTAAGCTATTATTAATGACCGCAACTCCTTTTACAAATAGCCCATTAGAACTGTTTTCATTAACAAACTTATTTATGACACATGACTCGGATAAAATCACTACAGACAAAGAAGAATTTAAACAGCAATTTATGGACTCGCATAATATATTAAGCGAAAAAGGCGTAAAGCATATTGCAAATAAATTATCGGGATATATTAGTTATTTAAATAGAGAAAAAGATCCCACCCAATTTGCTCAGCCTATTATGATTAATATTCCAATATTAATGAGAAGTATTGAAAACGAACAGCTGAGAGATGCAGTATATTTACAATCAAAATTTAGCACTATTTCTAAAGAAGCTGATGCACTTGTTGATTCTCTCAAAATTAGAATTAAAACAATGAAAACTGACTATAAGCAACAAAAACAACAATATAAAGACACAAAAGCCAATTTATCTAAAGAAGAAGCGTCAGCTGTTAACGATGCATTGCAAATGTTATTAAAAAATATTAATGACTTAGAAGAAGAGTTACATACAACAAAATCAGATCAACGCACAGAAAAAGATAAAATAAAAGAACTTAAAGAAAAAGTCAAAGTAGTCAAAAATTCACTTATTCAAGAATATATATTATATACAAATTGCAAACACTTACAATATAAAAATAATAAAGATAATAAAGACAATAATGAGAGAATGCATACTATTAAAGCTTAACTATACTTCAACTATACTTCAACACTTATTGGTATTATTAATGGAATAATATAGCTATTATTTACTATTTTAAATTTTTCATCTCTTATTTGTTTAGTTATTTTCCATCTCTTACTTCTGTAACAATTTATATTTTTTTTTGCTTCACTGTATAAAGCAGGAGTGTCTTTTAGTGATTGTTTCAATTCTCTGAATTTTAAATTTTCATTTTTATAATTTTCTTCTAATACTTTAATTTTATCAAACTGTTTACGTATTTCAAGGCACCGTGTATTAGTATCATATTTTTTCAAAAATACGAATCTTTTTATATCAATTAGTGTTTGTGTTTTATACTTTAAAGCATAATATCTGTTAGTAAATCGGTCTGTAATATCAATGCTTTTATTATTAATTCCTTTATTTCCACAATACGGACAACGCGGGTCGCTGTTTCTAAACCAACTAACTAAACAATTAGTATGGTATCTATGATTGCATTCTGGTAAAGTATAACACGGCATACATTCCAACTCTTCTCTGCATATCATACATTCTTCACCTGTCGGAGCAGTTATATTAAGAATATTTAAAGCTTGTGTTAAATTATTTAACTCAGTCATGTTATATATACTAATTACATAACAAATAACTTTTAAATAATAACTTTTAAATAATAACTTTTAAATAATAACTTTTATAATTACAAAATATAACGCTATATTTTGTAATTATATGTAATTTTATACATAAGGGTGTTTTATATATTTATATGTCTCTTCTTGTTCTTCCTGATCTTCCTGATCTTCTGGTTTGTGAATTTGTTTTTGAATTTGATGGTGATCTTGACCTGCTACGATTACCAAAGGCAGTATCTTTAATTATCCCACGCTTGTTTCGTTTAGAAGTATTTTGGCTTGTTCTTATATATGGATAATTACGAGTATATTTGGGACTGCTACTGTTAGTTCCTTGCTTCCGTTTTGAAGGTCCGAAAATAGGAAGATAAAATTGTCTAGATCGTTTAGATGTAGCTGGTCTAAAAGTCCATTTTTTTAAAGTCCTATTGTCTCGACCTTGTCCTTGTACTTGTCCTTGTACTTGTCCTTGTCCTTGTACTTGTCCTTGTACTTGTCCTTGTCCTTGTACTTGTCCTTGTCCTTGTCCTTGTCCTTGTCCTTGTACTTGTCCTTGTCCTTGTCCTTGTCCTTGTCCTTGTCCTTGTCCTTGTCCTTGTCCTTGTCCTTGTCCTTGTCCTTGTCCTTGTACTTGTAGTTGTCGTTGTCCTTGTCCTTGTACTTGTACTAGTCCTTGTCTCTCACGAAGCAGACGTTGTCCTTGTACTTGTCCTTGTCCAATAATAGAATTATCATATAGTTGTTTTCCCATAACTTTTATTAGTTCATTAATAGCACGAGTATCACCTGTCGAAATTGCGTTGATAATAGTTTTAGATCGAGCTTCAGGAAATTTTAATAAATTACTTAAAGCATAGACTGCCCTTTCTTTTGTATTAATATTTATAACTTGTTTAACAACCATTATGTCGCGTAATAGTTTATTAAGTACATTAGCCGCAAAATGTTGTCGTTGTTTATAGTATTTTTGAGATTGTTTAATATTAGGAACAAGTTTATGAATAATATTATAACCTACATCATAAGCTTGTAGATTGTATACTACTACTTTTAATCGTCTAACTTCACTAATATAGTTTTGTATAGTTTCACGAGTCTTATCTCTCTTCTCCTGTTCTGATGTTTGCATGGCGGTTGCTGCATTCTTAGTGCGTCTGGTCTTTGTTCTTCGATAGTTTTTGTTCCTACGACGTGTGCTATTACCAAGTGATAGTGCCTTACTTCCACTACCGCCTACAATGGTTTCTGGTATAGTATTTGGTATAGTAGGTGCTATATCTAATCTATAAACTTTAACGTCGCCTTCCTTGTAAAGTTTATCGGGTATTGGGTAACTTATATGTTCTTTTACACGTATTAACTCAATAAATTGAGGGTCTACTGTTATAGTAGTTATTATAGAGCTAAATTGTTCGAAACAGGTGGTTACAACAGTCTCAATATTAGTATTATCAATGTTTTGTTCTGTGTCAATAGCCTGTAAAATAGCTGTTAATTTTTCAGTATATTTATTATTTAAGAAGTCATAAATTTTAAAATACATTAAACCAGCTTTACTTTTTATCAAATCATTATGTTTTTCTACATCTGCATCAGCACCTGCCAAAAGCAGGTCGATACTATTGGTAAGTAGTATATCAATAGAACGGTATATAAACCATTTAACTATAAAGTTTACATATTGAATATTATATGCGCTAACAAACGAAGTTAGAATGACAACTGAGTCAGTTGAATCAACTGAAGTAGAGATTAATTTTGAAGTATATATATTATATAGTATTATATATATATATTCAAGTGCAATATAGTGTTTACATAAAATGGTAAACTCCAGAACTTCACTATCAAAACCGTAAGGTATTACCGCATAAAGCATGACTTTAAGATTATTACAATAATATAATAACTTCGATTTTATATACTTGTCATTAGTATATGTCATATTTCTTGGTTTCTTATCAGAAAAATATTCGCTGAATACATTAGGTGTTATTTGTTTAAAATTAAAACAATATTTATACATTACAACATGAAATTTATCACCTTCAGAAATTTGGTGTATAAGTTGTTGTAAAGATAACGGGGATTTTACACCTTGTGTGGTTAATGGTTCTGTTTGTGCTTCTGTTAATTGTGCTTCTGTTGTTTGTGCTTCTGTTGTTTGTGCTTCTGTTTGTAACACATTAGGTGCTGATTGTGCTTTTGATTGTGGTTTTGAATGTGATTGTGGTTTTGAATGTGATTGTGATTGTGATTTTAAACTTGATCTTGATATAGAGCCCGTCGGGTTCCTCGTGTCTATTATTAATTGTAATGCTAGTTTTGTTTCAGTTAACAAATTTAATAACATTGGTATAGTTAAAAAAACCTCATCTAAATGCAAATTTGAGACTATTTCTGTTGTTGTTGTAGCATTTAGAATGTTTGTTATTTGAGTTGTTGCACTTGATTTTTTTAGATATGCAGGTAGTTTTATTGCACCACCAGTTAATACACAACACATAACTTGGTTTAAAGATACTGCTAAACTTTGTAGCTGTTTCATTCTTACATAAAGTTCTAAAACTCCTTTTGAGTTATATTTTTGTGCAGAAGGGTTTATTGGTGTAAGTCTTTTTATCAATGCACTAACTAATGGATCTAAAAAATCTTCTTTTATTCTATTAAAATGCCAGGCAATATCTGTTTCATCCCACTCTGATAATTTCTTACCGTTTATATCTATTATTTCATGACATTTTAGATGACTATTAGTGTCTTGTGCTTTTTTTTTAATAGCTATCAACACACTTTTTACATTAGTTTCATTTACCCGAGCATACGGATGTTTTGCAAGTATATCTATAAATGGTGTATCAGATTTAAGAATATTACAACATGGATGTGCCCCAGCATATTCTAACATATATAACATTTTTGATACAACATCCATAGTATCAATATTAGCCATATTACTTCTTTGTATAAAACAATTAACAGAACAAGCCTGTAAAACAAATAATATATGTTCACATTGTGCTTTGTCTTTATCACTCATTGTGCCACCACATATATAACAAAATTTTGTCCACGTCCAGTTTTTATTATTAAAACGTTTAGGTTTGGTATAACTTGGAGGCAATGTCAACTGTTCACTTGTAATACACTGTTCGGTTGGAGAAATAGTTTCAAATAATGCTCTGGCACTTGAAACATTCATAGTTTTATAGTTTAAAATATTTTCTAAATATATTTCTATAAAAAGAGATTGTGATACAACCAAATCAAGCTGTCCCATGGTTTTTGTTAGAGCCTCTTTACACACTTTCAAATTCCTACATAGTTCCTTAAATGACACACTTGCCTGTCTTATTTTATTGGTTTTTGTTAGCGTATCAGTAAATTCTAAATTAAGAGTAATATCAGTTAAAGGTTGTAGTGTATCAATATCTGCATCTGTTATACAGTCAATATTTTGAATTTTTTTTAGGTCTTCAGGACTTAACTTCTTATTAACCGAAACAGAATTAATAATTGCTGTTTTTATATTTTTAAATAAATTGTCTAATTCTGTTTTTAATCCGTCAAAAATCAAGGCTCGTAATTTTGTTTCATCAAAATCTTTATCTTTTTGTGGAAGATATTCTTCGGTGCCTGTGAAATTTGCTTCAATAAACATCTGTAGATCTGCAACACTTTGAATTTCTATGGTTGGATTTTTTTTAAATAGAAGCATATTAAAAAAAAAAATTTTTTCTTTATCAGGCTCCACAGTAGAAAATGTAACAACTAACTCTTCATCTAAAGGAGCAGATGCAGCTGCAGAAGCAGAACCTTTGGCAGAACCTTTGGCAGAATCAGAAGCTGTTTTAGAACCTTTTTTAGGAGGCATATATAATATATTATATATAATATATTATATATTATAATCTGTATAAATATTAACTTTATTATCCACTACACATTAAACAATCTTCTGTCTTTAATTTTAGATCACATTCTTTTTCTCCATCTTTATCTTTATCTTTATCATCACTTTGCGCAACTTTTTTACTTTCTGGCTCAATCGTAAATTGTTGAGCTTGATGTTTAGCCTTTCGGCGTAAATAATAAATTCCAGTTTTTAATCCCGCTTTCCAACTATAAAAATGCATATTTGTAAGTATTTTAGAATCAGGGTCTTCAATCCATAAATTTAAACTTTGAGATTGACAAATATATACACCTCTATCACGAGCCATATTAATGATTTCTTTCATTGGCATTTCCCATACTGTTTTATATTTGTCTTTTAACTCTTGTGACAACGCTTGAATATGGCTAACAGATCCCTTATTTGCAATAATAGTGTTTTTTAATTCCTCATTCCACAAGCCAAGTTTTAATAAATCTTCCACCAAATATTTATTTACTAATATAAAATCACCAGCCAAAGTTTTTCTACTATATATATTACTCGTAATCGGCTCAAAACACTCATTATTTCCTAAAATTTGACTCGTGCTTGCTGTTGGCATAGGCGCAACTAATAAACTATTTCGTGTTCCATATTCCATAATATTATTTTTTAATGTAGTCCAATCATAGCGCCCATCTAATGGTTTGACATTCCATAAATCAAATTGAAATTGTCCTTGGCTTATTGGAGAACCAACAAAAGAGCTATATGCGCCTAAATATTTTTTAGTCGAACTTTGATTGTTAGTGCTTCCTAATTTAGTTAATTCTGCGTTAATAGGACAACATAAATTAAGCAATTCTAAAATAATACTGGCATCTACACTATTATTAATCTTATAATCCCTACACTCTTCGCAATCGGTAGTAAAAGACCAATCGCCAGATTTATAATAGTCATGCAACTTTAACATAGAGTCGTAGCGGTCTTTTGAAATTAACATACTCTTTTCCAATGCAGCATAATAAATTGTTTCAAATATTTTAATATTAACCTCTTTTGCTTTTTCCGATGTAAATGCTAAGTCCATCTTAAAAAACACATCTGCCAATCCTTGAATTCCAATCCCAATAGGTCGATGTTTAAAATTTGAACGCAGCGTTTTTGGTGTTGGATAATAATTAACATCAATGACATTATTTAAATTATTTACTAATACTTGTACTACCTGATATAATTTCTCATAGTCAAATGTTTTGTCACTATTAACAAACATAGGTAGTCCCAATGATCCTAAATTACACACAGCAGTCTCTTTTGAGTCAGAATATTCAATAATTTCGGTACATTGAGAAGTAATTATTCCATTAAAAATACCCGCATGTTTTAATGGTTCACTAAAACAATATGTTTTATCAGTTCGTTTATTATCTACTACATTCATAATATATATGTTATTATCTTCACAGGCAATAGAAGTTTCATAAACTAACAATTTACATTTTTCACTAATTAATCCAAGTTTATTCAAAGATTGGACATTTGAATAATTTATAGTAATAAAATTACTATAATGTTCTGTATAATTAACACTTAGATTTAGCCCACATGTTTGTAACATATATTTAATATTCATGATAAATTGTTTGCTTGTATTATTAATAATAATTTTATTAAAGCAGCTAATTCCAATATTATCTACATATCCAGAAAACCACAATATTTTCGAATCTAATGAGTAATTAATAGGAACAAACTGTCCCCCTCTATTAAACCCAATATTATAGGCATCTAATAGTATATTAGTGTTGGTAATAATTGGAAAAATGGACTCCATAATAATCATTCCATTTTTTAAGTCTTGTGCTTCAATAGTTTTAATTGTTTTTAAACGTTCGTCGTTTATATAAAATTTATGATATTTAGTACAAGTTAATACACAACCATCACTACTATGAACTTCAAGCAATTCACTACACGCACTTGTTTGATAAATTGTTGTTTTACTGAAAGTTTCACCATTCCAAACTTCTACTTCTTGGTCTTTTAATTCATCAATTCTTAGGTATCCAGCTCGTGTTAAAATAAGTGTTTCTGGTGCAACACATAAATTTGAGCTTTTAATAGTTCCAAGGTTTTGCTGATTTGACTTTTTATTTGCCGCGTCTTTATAACAAATGTATGGAGTTCCTGTTTCCATTTGTGAGTCTAAGATTTTAATCCACAAGTCGCGTGCCAAAATCTGCTTATTGTAACGCTGTTCCGATTCATACTTTATATATAGTTGATTATAATCATCACCATAACAGTCACACAATCCTGGACATTTATCAGGACAAAATAAACTCCAAATTTTATTACCCATCACTCGTTCCATAAAAAGGTCGCTAATCCATAATCCATAAAAAAGGTCACGACACTTGCTCTCTTCTTCTCCGTGATTTTTCTTTAACTCCAAAAAAGCTTCAATGTCTGGATGATGTGGCTCTAAGTAAATTGCAAAACTGCCATTACGTTTTCCACCCTGATCAACGTAGCGCGCTGTTTTATTAAAAACGCCCAACATGGGAATTAGTCCATTTGATGTTCCGTTTGTTCCTCTAATGTATGAACTATTTGCACGAATATTATGGACATGTAGTCCAATACCACCAGACCATTTTGAAATTTGTGCACATTCTTTTAGTGTATTAAAAATGCCATCAATTGAATCGTCTTCAATTGCTAATAAAAAGCATGAACTTAGTTGCGGTCGCGGTGTTCCTGCATTAAAAAGCGTTGGCGTAGCATGAATAAAATATTTTTGAGACATATAATCATATGTTTCTTTAACTTTATCCATATTTGAACCATGAATTGTTAATGCTGTCCGCATAAACATATGTTGTGGTCTTTCAACAATTACTTTGTTACACCTCATTAAATAAGCTCGTTCCAAAGTTTTAAACCCAAAATAATCAAAAAAATGATCGCGGTCATAGTTAATCATTGAATTAATAATGTCTTTGTGTGTTTCTACCAATGTCATTATATTGGTAGCTATTAGCCTAAAACTGTTGTTATTTACATCAATATAGTCATATAATGTTTTTACTGTTTCGTAATAACAAGATTTAGTATTTTTATGTAAATTTGATACCACAATTGCACTTGCTAATTTCCCATAATCAAGATGAAGCGATGACATCGATGCACATTGTTCGGCTGTTAATTCATCAATTTTAGAAGTTTGAATATTATCATATAATTGATCAATTACTTTCATCGCTAAATGAGCATATAAAATATTTTGTAAATTAAAGGTTTTACCCAGCGACTTAATACGCTTTAATATTTTGTCAAATGATATTACTTCCTTTTTTCCATTACGCTTGATTACATGCATATCAAACTCTGAAACTTTATTATTGTGTTTCATGTGGTCTTAATTAACTAAGTTAATTTAATTTTAAATAAAAATAATATATATTTAATTTTTAAGTGAACTAAACAAGTCAAGTAATTTTAAGCAAACAACCACTTGTTGGAAAATCGCTTGTTAATTTGTCATGATCGCGCTTTAATTTTTGCTTTGTGCTTAATCGTTCTTTATATTTACCCGAATCGCGCTCCACAACCAAATTATTCCAAAATATTTCTATATATGGTAATGCATTTTTAAACCATAAATTATTGCGCAATACTAAAACACAGCTTACCACCTCTAATTTCCAATATATATTGGAAACGTATGTTTTAGAACTATTTTTTTTTAGCTGCTCATTAGTCCAAGTAATATATGTGTCATCAACAATATTATTTAATGTAAATGGTGGATACTCATAATATACCTGACCGCTATCATAAAATTGCATAATAAAACCACGAGGAAATTGGCACGATACATCTTCTACAAATTCTTGTTCATTTAAATATTCAGTAAATTTTGTTTCTAAAAAATCGCATTCATTTAAATTGCACACTTCCATTTGCAATTGCATTTGAATCCAATATTCCATTTTTGGAATTGAGTTGATTTCTCGCGATACCACATTTTTAATTTCAATCATTCGACCAAATAATTCGCTTGACTCGTCACATACTATGCCATCAGGAGAGGCAGCTATATAACTATACTTACTATGCGGAATACAACCAAATTGGCTCACTTTTGTATTATTAAGATGTTCATAATATAATATAGAAACTGGCTCATACTTTTGGCCCCAATGTAATGGTGAATTTAAATTAGTTACCTTAAATTTATTAACATCAATTGGTTCTGACTTTTCAATAATTAATTGGGATTGACTATAGTCACTTTGAAATATTTTATATATATTTGAAGCTGTTAATGTAGAACGTCTAAAAATATACCATTCATCGCTTTTTTGCTCTGCTTGCACAATATTCTTCAAATAACTAATTTGTCTTCTAAGTTTATCAAAATTAGTTGTTAAATTAATTGATATATTACAAGAATCTTTAATAATATATGTTTTGTTATAGGACCGGCGAGGTATATAAAATTTGAATACAAGCTTTTGACATATTTTAATGGTTTTAAATAGCAAATTTATTGCATCAGCCTGACTTATATTAAATAAACGAAGTGCAATAGGCTCATCAATAAATTGAGCATAATATATATCATATATTGTTTCGTGTAGTTCATCATATAAATCATCATATATCAGTTGCATTAAGTTTGAATTAATAAATTCAAACATGCTATTGCTAATATTTAGTATTAACTCTTGATAATTCGTATTTAGTGTTTGATTTTCTAAATTAATAATTGAACCTATATTATATTTATTAATTAAATAATTAATAAACATTGAATATTTATTATTCATAACTAATTAGATATATTAATTATTTATAATTAATTGTTTAATATTCAATTTTATAATTATTAAGTATTATAAGTATTAAGTATTATAAGTATTATAAGTATTATAAGTATTATTTATAATAAATCGTCGTTTTCATGTATTATAAGTATTATTTATAATTAATCGTCGTTTTCATGTATTTTAATTGTTTTTGCTTTTACTTTTTTATCCAAAGGAAGACTTTTTACAGTAGAAACATGTTTGTCGTCTTTTTTTAAAATAAAAATACGAGTTGTTATATCAAATAACAAGTGGGGTATATCTATTATTGTTCCATCACTTTTATCATAATTTACATCTTTTGCTTTATTTAATGCTTTACGTTCTAAGCATTTAATTAAATAACTTTTGCATTTATTGGTTTCCTCAAATGTTAAATTATTTTTTTTCTCCAATACGTCAACATAATTTATTAATTTTTTCACTTTTTGTGTTTTATCTAATTTACACCAGTTTTCTTTCTCGTTTGCTATTGTTTCATTATTTAAAAAATTTGATAATGTATTATTATTTGTATTTACTATAAGAGGAACAATCTCGGTTCCATTAAATCGCTTTGTTTTATAAGCAATATTTTGTAATTCTTTACAGTTATTAGACTTGTCTTTTTTATTGGACTGTGTACTATTTATTATTGGTTTTTGCATGCTATGTTCATCTAAATTTGTGTCACTGAAATCTTGCACCAATTGTTCTCCATTTTGAAAACTCATTATTATAATAGGTTTAATGTTTTAATTTTATATATTAATAATATATTATTGTACATAATTGTACATTATTGTACAATTATGAAAAAACAAATAATAATAAATAATATAAAAAAATATAATGACTATAAAAATTCATATGATGTTAGCAACAATGTTAAGTCGCTTCAAAATAATATTATAAAAGAAACCAAAAAATCTTATATCGAATTACAAGAGCAATGTATTAATAGGCTTCCAATTGAATCAAGTTTCAATATTTTAGATTATTATGATAATTATGATAGGCAATTGGTGTGTATTAATGCTATATATAGTCAGAGTAGTGATGAAAGTCAAATAATTTATGAGAAGCAACCTTTTCTGCAAGCATTGAAAAAAAAACTGGCATCATATAAGCAACAAGACATAAAAAAAAATTATGATGATTATCACGAATATGCTAATTTTATTACATTAGAAAATATTATTGAAAAGTTAGTGTCTTGTTCTATGAAATGTTATTATTGTAATGCTAATACACTCATTTTATTTAAAAATGTGAGAGAAGCGAACCAATGGACATTGGATAGGCTAAATAATTACGACGAACATAGCAATGCAAATACTATTATATGTTGTCTAAAGTGTAATTTACAACGACGGCGAAAAAATAGTGAAAAGTTTAAGTTCTCAAAACAAATGAACATTATAAAAAAAATTGACTAACTTTTAATAGCTAACAAGTGTTAATATAACTATGACCTCTATTACAAATACTATTGCTAAAAAAACAGCACTTATTAATAAACTACTTGAGCGCTTAAAAACTGCGTCTATTTCATCAAATGATTATATATCATCAAACGAGCCATTTTTTAGAAATGATGACACTGCACAACCTTTTCAACAATACAATAAATTATTTATTAATGTGCAACTTCCAGAGGGGTTGAACCACAACATTAAATTAATATATGAGTTGTTGGGCAACCAAAAAAAGGAAATCTATTATGGACCATGGACTATTATGAGCGTTGAAGAAGCATTAACAAGATATAAAAATTTATGTAACCAAGGACAAACTAATGTCTTCACTATTGGCTATAAATATGGAGGAATGGGATATATTGACCTATTAAGTTGTGATTTAACAAGTCATTTATTATTTTATAGTCTTGATGGTGGTTCTAACGACTATGATAGATGTTATAATGCAAACAATTTAATTAGTAATGGATCAACTCCTTATGACAAATTTTATTTTAGTGATTGGTTTTATAATGTGTAACAAAAAACAAAAATATTATAATAATATTATTATTATTTTTTTTCAAAGAATAATAATATATATATATATATATATATATATATACAACTATGGCAAAAACAAAAGGAGTTAAAAAGCATTTAAGAAGAAAACAAAAATCAAGAAAGATGAAAGCCAAGGGTATGAAAAACGTGCTAAATAATTATCTTGGTAAAATATTAAATGATGTTCATTTAAGAACATACGGACAAGAATTTGCTGATCCTTCGATTGTGTCACAAATAATTTCGCATATACCTTCGGCAAAAACAGAATATAAAAATCGCCTAACTAACGCACTTGCCTTAAATACAAGAATTTTAGCCGAACAAAAAGCAGAAATAAAACGTTTAGAAATGTCGGGAATCAATGGTCCATCGCGACGAACTCGTAGTGGTGCTAGACCAACCATAGACCCAACACTTTTAGCATTATATTTGGAAAGAGATTATACTGAACGGGCTATTATGACTAACCAATACGCGTTACAACAACTACAAAACGAAAGTCCACGCCCAAGATTTATCCCTCGTCCAAGAGTTAACTATGCTGAATTGCTTAGACCAAAACCTGGATGGGACGATGAAAGAATGGCGTATAGAGCACGTGAACGCGGACGAGAAGCTTACTATACTTAATGCGTATACAAGTCAATTTTACAAGTCAATTTTACAAGTTAACATAGTAGCGTTCTAAATAAAGCATTACATTATATTTGTCATCATCATTTAACTCGTTATAATTTTCATTATTTTTAATATATAAGACAACTTTATTTGACTGTTTATTAATACACACATAAACATATTTATTTGCAATTAGGTTAGTAGCTAAAGCGGCAATACGCGCTTTATATATAGTTTCGTCCATCATTAAAATATAATAGTTAGTTTTTATATTAATTTACTAAATATTATAGTTTATATCCTATATCTTATATCTTATATCTTATATCCTATATCTTATATCTTATATCTTATATCTTATATCTTATATCTTATATCTTATATCTTATATCAAAAATTGTAGTTAATAGTTTTTAGCATATTTGATTTTTATATGGCATTTATTGTCTCTACATTTTCTTGTTCCTGCTCTACATCTTTTGATTTTATTTGTTCTTTTCCACGACGATTTTCTATAACATCTTTTATCAGAATAGCAACGATGGCGTGTTTTTCTACAAAAACTTTTACTCATATTTATATATATAATAAAATAATATAAAAATAATAGAAAATAATGGAAAATAATGGAAAATAATAGAAAATAATGGAAAATAATGGAAAATAATGGAAAATAATGGAAAATAATGGAAAATAATGGAAAATAATGGAAAATAATGGAAAATAATGGAAAATAATAGAGTTATATAGTCCCTAACCCTAATAACGAAAATATTCATCTAATATAGTTATAGGACCCACAGGATCATTAGCTAAAATATAATCACTACCCAAGGGATAGTTATTTAATGTATTATAAAGGGTTTCAGCGCAACAAGTATATGGGGCTTCACCTATATAATGTAGACAGGCTTGTGATTTACCCTGATAATCAGTAATTGTTATTTGTCTCATACTTTTTTTTGCATCATTAAAGTCTCCTCCTAAAACTATTAGTTTTGGATTCCATATAAATTTTATTTTTTTTTTTACCGCCATCACTTCTAATTTTATTTGTGCCATACTCAAGAACATTTTTATAGCAATATATAACTTTGATTTTACCAAACTTGGTTCATTTGGGGCTTGTATGTTAACTAAATTTACCCCATGTTCTGTATGAACACATGAAATAGGACGCCCATAATTCTTTGGCTCAATAGTGCCATATATTCCCCTAAAACTTTTTCCCATATCTTCACCATAACATGCAACAAATCTCCCTAATCTTGTATGGTTCCATATTGTTAGAACTGTAGGATAAGCAGCAGTCTGTTCAACTTTAACAGAAAAAGCCACATAGCTATATTCTCCAAATGTACCTCTTGAGTAATATGATTCAGCTGTTGGTGTATATGTTGTCTCTTCTTTAATAATTGGAACACGCATTTCAGATGCAAGAGCTTCATTGATTGATTGGTAACCCCCTTCAAACTTATCATCTGAATTCAATGTTACTTTTGTTCTATCAGTTGTTGAAACACGAGGTCTATCATTCGTTTCTTGAATAAAAAAGGCATCCATGCGTTTTTCAATAAAATGGTGGACTATTGTTTTTATTGAATTTTTAAAATACTCCCTTTTATCGCGTCCTTTTTGTTTTTGCAATAAGAAAGCTTCGCTTCCATTTGGTATATCTGGACCGACATCAGCTTCCCAACTTGAATTAGCACTACCTATTGTAAAATGTCCACCAAGACCATCAAGATTTAATTGTACCATTATAAATTTGTGGTCTGATGTTTTTGAATATGGACCAGTTGGTTCAGGAAGATGATATAGCACTTTACCTGTATCATCTATAATATTTCCATATACTATTTTGTCTTTAATATAAATTGAACCATCTGAATATACTTTATAACCATCGTCATCATCGTTTACCTGAAAATCTTGAGCTTTACATACTTCGCCTCTATTATTTTTCAGAGTCAGTCTTCTGTTTTTATAATTAAACATAAGTGAAGAATATGGACCTGGTAATCTTGAGAAAGATGGTAACATATATGATCTACTTGACGATCTACTTGACATTCTTCGTGGTGATCTATTTGACGATCTACTTGACGATCTACTTGAAGATCTACTTGAAGATCTACTACGCGATTTGCTCCGCGTTTTTTTCCGTGATCTGTTTGATGACATAATATATTATATTATATTATATTATATTATATTATATTATATTATATTATATAATATTAGCATTTGACTAACACTAAGTAACGTTAAGTATTACTAAATAGTGCTCTGTAATAATCAAATGTAATAACACTTGAATCTAATAGCTGTCCATTAAAATTATAGCTTGACGCAAGTTCGTGTGCTATAATATGTTTGATTAAACTATAACTACTACATCCTATTACGATTCCATCACATTTGGCAATAAATGCTTTATAAGTTATTAACTTATTTATTGCTTCATTTACTTTAACACTATTTGTTATTTCATTTTCTACTAAATTTAAACAAGCATAGACTATATTAAATGATGGACCATTTAATAACTTACTAATCCATCCTATTTTATGTGTTAGCGACGTTGATAGTATTAATAATGTTTTCAATTTATGTTTTTTAATATATAAACACATTGGAATAATTGGTTCAATAATTAATGTATTAGCTATTATAAAATGGTGTTTAATTAATATATCAAAAATAGAAGATGACGCGCTAATACACATAATAATACATAGATCATAATTTTGTAAACTTTGTTTTGACTGTAAATTAGTAGTTAAAAGTTTTAATGTATAATCTCTCAATGTTTGTTTATTAATTTTAGACAAATTAGTTACATGCAATTTAGCTAATTTAAAATCTAAATTACTAACAGTTTTTATTGAATTAATAAGAGTTTGCGCGCCTTTAGCACTATCAATTATTAACAATTTCATAATATATTACACTAATATAATAGTCTATTAAAAATAATAACCCATATAATAGTCTATTAAAAATAATAACCCATATATAAACCCATATTTTCAAAACCATAACGCTTATAATAAGACTCTAAACCAGTATTACAATCCAAAATAATTTTATAACAATTATTTTCTTTTGAAAAATTAATTATATAGTCAATAAGTTCTTTTCCTACATTAGTTGACCTATATTCTTTTTTCACAACAAAATCTTCAATGTGTCCTACACATTTTGCATTATGGATTAATTTTTGCTCTATTAACAATGTTATAACAGCCATAATTATATCATTAATCATATATATAAATACGTTATGCTTAGATGGATAAGAACAAACAATTTCACAAAATCTATCATATGTTAAAATAGTTTTATCTATTTTCCCAAAAGCACTATATAATTCTAATACTTGTTCATAAATAGATTCTGTTAAGTTTAATGCATTTATATTAATAATACATGTCGTTGACATAATATATTAATTCATCTAATTTTAAATTTAAATTTAAAATATAATAAATTAATACTTAAATAATATAATAAATTAATACTTAAATAATATAATAAATTAATACTTAAATAATATAATAAATTAATACTTAAATAATATAATAAATTAATACTTAAATAATATAATAAATTAATACTTAAATATTATTGGTTTATAACTAATAATATGGTCCAAAATATTGATACCCAAAATGATATATTGCTAAATAAGCTATTACTTTTTTATAAGAATACAGAGTATTTTGATAAAATGATAAGTATTATAAATGGCACATCTAAAATCTCTCTGCGTATAGTGGATTGGTTTGTAACAAACTATTCGAAAAAAAATTATTGTGTTATTGAGAATGAAGATACTAACGAACGATTCAAAGTTTATAATGATTATAAATTAAAGCTTAAAGCATATAGCAAGAAAAAATTTGATCCTTTTTGTAGATGGGATAGAATAAATGTTCCATATAAAGATACTATGTGTGTCCAAACCACATTGGGACAGCTAAATTTTTTTAAATGGACTATTGAAAATAAAATATTAGAATATATTGAAAACAACTATAGTATAATTGAAAATGATATGAATTTAAGAAATAGTTCTGCAAAAGTTAAAAATACATCTATTAATTCAACTACTTCAATTGAGAGTTCCGATTCATACACTTCAAATACTTCAAATACTTCAACTGCTTCAGACACGTCTGTAATAAATAATTTAAATAAAACACGAAAAAAACGCGAAGAGCTATCTTCAAATGCTTCTAAAATTATAAAAAAAGAGTTTATAAGTACAACATTAAGTTTTAATTAATAAGTTTTAATTAATAAGTTTTAATTAATAAGTTTTTATTAATAAGTTTTTTAGTTACTAAAATATAAAACTAATAATTATAATTATTAGTATGGGAGTTAATTACAGTATAAATAAAGTCAATTTTGAATATGTTCAAAATTATTGTAATTTTAGAAATGACAAGCTATTGCTAATTAATACATTAGATTATTCAAAGCAAGATTGTTTAATTAAAAATACAATTCATGCATCAAAAGAAGAGGATGTGTTAAATGCTTATTTAAAGAAAAATAAGGCCATTATTATTTTAATATATGGAGAGAATTGTAGTGATAATAAAGTTATTGAAAAATATAATCAATTATATAAACTTGGATTCACAAATTTATATGTTTATATTGGTGGGTTATTTGAATGGTTGTTGTTACAAGATATATATGGAGAAGACGAATTTCCAACTACATCCAAAATATATGACATATTGAACTACAAAGGTAAAAATTTGAGCAAATAGTTAATTGATGTTAAGATTAACATGACATAATAAAAATTGATTAATAAAATATAAAATAATATATTTTATATTATATATTTTATACTATATATTTTATAATATATATTACAAATATGTGTGATGCTGTTACGCCATATAATACTCCTAAAAGCACACCAAATAGTTCTAATAGCTCTATAGATTCTATTATTGGTTATAACGTGTATATTAGCAATACTATACCAAATACAAATGCAACAACACCATTAATATTATATACGTGTAGGTATTGCTCTAATAATATTAGTAAAAATACGAATATATATAGAGGATATAATCACTCATTTTGTAGTAATTATTGTCGTTCCAATTATTCGCAAAAAATAGCTTTACTCGACTACTATTTAAATAACTACGATTTATGGTTATAAAAGTAATAGTGTTTTATAAAATGTTGTTAGTCAAACTTAATAAATGAGTTTTAGTATACTTTTTTTTTATAATTGTAAATTATAATTATAATATAATTATGAATATTGATAGTGTATTATTAGATTTAGAAGTAATTAGACAATTAAATGAAAACGATAAACTGTCTGTAATAACTTTGATTGGTTCGACAAGATTAGCTGTTGATAGTTCAAAATATACTTCAGCGCTCACAAGATATTATTATAATTATAATAGAGAAACTACAATCACTTATTTAGAAAACTTAACTGGGACTATAGAAAAGACAGCCGAATTTTTAATTAATGGAGATCATAGTGAAGAATGTGAAACAATTTATGCCGCTTTATTAAATGCGTTAAAAGGTTTAGAAAATTTAAAAATAACATATATAAGCGATTCAATAATAGTCGCAAAACTAACATTAATAATTAATAAGTTTAAAGCTGTTGCAAAAAAAGTGGATAATTGTTTAACAAATTGTGCCAACTTTATTAATGATTGTGAGTCATCTTCGAATAGTAAAACTGAATCAAATAATGATGATTAATTAACTATTTGGTTAATTGTTTTATTAATAAATAATGTTTAGTGACTTTTGGTTTATTTAATTTATTTAATTTATTTAATTTATTTAATTTATTTAATTTATTTAATTTATTTAATTTATTTAATTTATTTAATTTATTTAATTTATTTAATTTATTTAATTTATTTAATTTATTTAATTTATAATATTTATATTATATATAAAATGACAGAACACGAATCGCACGAGCAAGTAGTAATTGAAGGTGGAAGAAGACGTCGTAGAGGATCCAGAAAAGGATCCAGAAAAGGATCAAGAAAAGGATCCAGAAAACATAGAAAAGGATCAAAAAAACGGACAGCCGGTAAATGGATTAATCACGTAAAAAAGTTTGCAAAAGATAATAATGTATCATTTAAAGATGCTATGAGCAGCTCTGCGTGTAAAAGTTCATACAAAAAAATGTAATTTGAATTATGTAATAACTTGAATTAGGCAATAACTTGAATTAGGTAATAACTTATATAATATTTAATTATTATAAATTAAATATTATTATTATTATTATTTCAAATTTCATATTTCTTATGAAAATAATGATGGCAGTTTTACATTGACTTAAGCGCTGCTAATTGTTTTTTTAATTCAAATAACTGTGTATTCAAGTTATAATTAGCGATGTTAGTAGCATGATCACCAGCGTCACTTTTAACGCGTGTTTCTATTGTATTTTCTATTGCATTTATTTGTTTCTGTAAATCATTAATCTTTTGTTGTTTTATATCTAATGCTGGTGCTGATTCTACAGATGCTGGTGCTGATTCTACAGGTGCTGGTGCTGGTTCTACAGATGCTGGTGCTGGTCTTGGTCTTGGTCTTGGTCTCAGTTCTGGTTCTGGTTCTGGTTCTGGTTCTGGTTTAGATTCATGTCTCAATTCTTCTAATTTATGCATTACATTTTGTTTTGCTATTTCTACTATATTTTTCACTCTTCCATTAACTTCAGTTTCCGGCTTATGAATTATATAATTGGGATCATTCAAACGTGTTTTTACTAATTTCCTAATCTCATCAACTTTTTGTTTTACTTCTGCTGGTGCGTGTCTATAATCAAGACCCATTAGTTGTGGATTATCTATTTGGTCCCTTATACAATGAGTTACTTTATTTACTCTATCTCTTACTCTCTCATTAGTCTCAAAATGAGAAATTGCAGTATTATCACGCATTTTACGTCTTATTTCTTTACTAATTAATGCAACTCTATTTTTTGCATTCTCCACCGCCCTCGCCCTCGCCGCTTCCGTAGCCAGAGTTATGCCGTGGGGAAAGTTCGGTCCGCTCATCGGTACCGATTCTTCGTTATGATGTATAGAACTTCTAAAATTTCCCAAGAGTGCCCTTTGCCATTGCTCTCTTCTCTCTTTTTCTGCCGCCTCGGCCGCTTTACCCGCTTTAGCCGCTTCTGCCGCTTTACCCGCTTTAGCCGCTTCTGCTGCTTTATCCGCTTTAGTCGCTTCTTC